GTCAGATGTGTATAAGAGACAGAAGATATCCTCGGCATCTTCTGCCGAAATAGGAGTCAGAAGTGCATAGGAACCGTCATCATATTTGATGAGGATAACCCCGTTAGAGAGAACCTTGCGTTCTACCTCTTTTGCTGCAGCTTTTTTCTTTGCCATAATTTAATGAATTAAAAGGTTGTTTGAAAAATGTTTGATTGATTATAGTTTCGTGATAAACTTTTGAGTATATATCTCCTTGTTTTCTTGGACCGCCATTGCTTTCAAGAATACGTTTTTATCCCTGATAGCTTCTACTTTCTGAGTAAATTCGTTTTGGTCTTTTACTTCGAAAGGTTCACCTTCTGTGGTGAAGGTATCGTCTACCGCATTACCTGTTTCGGTATAGTATTTTTTTATACCTACTATGAGTTTTATACCATCCCAGGGATTTTCTGGCTCCCTTTTATTTACTACTGTCATTTCGCTATTCCGTTTTTATATGCAGTATAATAGATTCTCGTATATCCTTCTTGTCCTATTCCGGAGTTCAAAGCAGTATGGATATCCCTGTAACCCTTTCTACCTGCCCTATAATCATGAGCAAAGTGTTCAGGATAAATATAGTGTTCTCCACATACCGTTTGGTTAGTTACCAAGTAAGCATACCATCCAGATTTCATTTTCATACGGAAATCTGACCTTGGAACAAAGCCTTGTGATAATAGTTCTTTGAGAATATACTTCTCATTTAACCTCTTTCTTACCAAAGGCATCCCACCTGCCCTACTCAATACTGCCCTTTGATATTCATTCCAATGTCTTTTAGTCCACCTGATAGAACTGATAGCAGAAAGTTTAGTTATGGCTTTATATGCAAGGGCTACTTTAATTTGAGCCCAGGTTAAATCACTCTTCTTCGTAAAGAGCCTTCTTTCTTTTCGACTCAATCTCCTTAGCCTTCGATAACTTAACAAGCTTTTCCGGAACAGGCTTGAGTAAAGTTCTATATTCTTTTGCTCCATAATTAAACTTATCTACCAAGTTCAAAAAGTACTTTTCCTTTTGTTGAGAGCCCAACCTCTTTTTCCGAGCAATCCTCTTACCGATTTCCCTTTGGGCTGCTTCCTTACGATTTCTGTAGGCTTCGGTTAGCAATATCTTGGATATAGGTTTCTTCCTTTTTCCAGCTATAAGTAAAGAATTACCTATAACAAACTTTTTCTCAAGTGCTGTTTTACCTTTTATCCAATGAACTGCTTTTAAGTTCTCTCGTCCATAATAGATTAAGAACCTTTTTCTGGCTGCCTTCAATGAATAGAATCCCTGTAATACTACTGCCGGTTCTCCTTTGTAGTTGTAGGACCACGGATACCACTTATGAAGGTAAATCTTTAAGTCCATTTCTTTTACTACCTTATTGAACCTATTGTAGTACTCTCTCCTCCGTTTCTTTTCCAGGAAGTATGCCCTTACATCAGGAGGTAAAGAATCGGGGTCTACTACCCCGTTAATCCTGGTAGCTTCTTTTAAGCATTCCCGGTATCTATCCAGAAAGCGTTTATCCCTTTCCCTATATTTATGAACCTTTAGTTTTCCACAGAGTACTTTCCTTTGCCATTGCTGTTTTAGTTTTAGACTCATCTTAAGAACTTGAGGAGGTACCCATGGGATTCCTAATCTATAGCAGGATTCTTCAAAGTCATCATGACCCTTGAATCTAAATACAACAGGCATACCCTACTCTTTCTTTTGTTTACGTAATGCTGCCCGATACCATTGCTGAATGGATTTCTCCTTGGCATCAGGAAACTTCTTTTGCACTCTTCGAGTAATACGGTCGATTGACAAACCTTTGTAGGTTAATTCGAATACATAGGATTTCTTGGTTCCTTTCCAGAGACCGTTATCATCCTTCTCTTTCTTAGGTTTTTTAGGTTTCTCCAACCCTTTCACCCTCTTAGTTTTCTTTTGCTTGGTTACTGCATCTTCTCCAATGAACCCTAGATTGAGTTGATAGTTTCTCATCGGGTCGTCCTTTGCATAACCAGCAAGTTCTAGTTGCTGGTCCATCCACTTATCATACTCATCAATAAGGGAGTTATCCGGCTTATTTTCTGAGTGGTGAATCCATGATGCCAGTCTATTGTAATCTGCTGAACAAGCATCTGGGAAAGGCATGCCGAGAGCAACTGCTCTTCTTTTCATGTCCTTGTAGGTCATATTTTCTAACCCACTTCCCATGACCTTAAGCTTTTCCTTGTTAAGCTTTAACGGTCTTTTGTCCTTTTTCTTACTTTTGCGCATATTTATATAAGTATAAAATTTATTTTCTTATTTCGTTATGCAAATATAATCAAATTTCTCGAAGTTGTAAAATATTTGCATTAAAATTCTAAGAGTTAGATTTAGTGGTTCTTTTCCGGCGTAATTTATAGGCAGTATCCAGAGTCTCACAAGTAAAATCCATGTTATTTATTGATTTGTAGTTAATAGCTTTCTGGATAACCTCCCTGTACTCCTTCCAGAACTTCAAGCCCCCTTTACTATCCACCGTTTTTTCAAAGTACCTTGTAACCAAAAATCCAAAGGTATCGGCAATAGGCTGACTCTCGAATATATACATCCTTAAATCAGTAATAGCCTTAATAACATCATCCTCTCTCTTAATTGACATCACCCCATAACCCTCTTCTGGGAAAAGTTCATCTGATACTATAGCTGTGAAATACCTCCTACCGGAAGGACCGTTCTTCCAATACTCAGTAATCAATTGCCTTATCTTAAAGTCAGGTATTCGATGAAGGTAAGATAAGTATACCTTATCCTTCTTAGTTGACCTTCTCTTATATGCTGTAGGAGCTTGTAATACACGAGGCATTATTCGATAGTTGTTCCATCTATCAAACTCAAGAATCAGAGCATAGAGGTCTTTATCCCACTTATTCTCTGATTCTTTCAGCCTTTTCATATTCTTTATGATTCTTGGGTTTGTTATAGAAGTTAACAACCAAGATGAATCTCCTGAATGTATCTTTGCTTCTTCTTTCGGTAGTCTTTTAACCATGGCCCCGAATAGGTAGTCCCTGAACCTCGGTTCTATTGAAGATTGGGGATTTACTAATGATGGATGAAGTTCAAAGTAGTCAGAGAATAGTTTGAAGAATTTTTCTGCCCTGGCCTTTAGTTCCAGATATTTGTAATGAGACATCTTGAGAATTTCTCCAGCTTCCCAAGTTGATAGTCCTCTGCCCTGAATAAACATCAGGCTATTCTTCTCTGGCTCGGTCAAACAGTCCCAAGCCAATTCTTGATGTCGTTCCATATTTAGTATTGTTTGTTCATTAGAATATCTTCAGTACTACCGTCTGGAATCTGAGATAAGTCTACTTCATAGTCTGCCGAATACATCTTATACTCGTCTGATTCATGATAGGCAGAGTAGAGTACATTTTCTCGAGGTACCTCTATTTCCAAACTGCCGTCCATTTCTGGATATAACTTTACCAACATCATCTTAGTAGACAAGTTGTTCTCCAATAAGATTGCAGGTATTCCCTCAAACGGATATCCTCTAAGTACTACGTAATCCCCAATAGCTACCCGGGTAATATCATCTGCAGAGAATATCTTATTGGCTTTAGACATTCTTCTGTATTTCTTTACCTCTTCCTTAGTTATGGTAGCTACTACTGAGTAATCATCAAAGTCCTCGGCATTATCCACCCTCAGCCTCTTTCTTTTCGGACGATAGTCAAGGGATTTCATGAAAGACATTATACCGGGTATGTCTTTCTTTAATTTGTTTAGATAGTATCTGTCAAAAGCTTTCTCTGGCTTCATTCGTATGAATCCGTAGTTGAACAATAATGGTACATCCTCGTACTCATTATTACCATTTCGAGATTTCTTTAATACGCTGATAGTAGGGATTATGGCTTTCACATGCTTATACCCCCTACTTTTCAAATCAGAGTTGATTCTTTTGTAGAACTTCCTATCAAGCCTAAAAATACAGTATACGTAGGGGTTCTTCATATTACTTATTTAATTTCCGGACATACTTGAATATGTCCATATAGTTTAACAACCTTTGTACTTCTTTGAACATGTATACGGATAAGTGTACCTTTTGTGTTTTGATTTCCATTCTGGAAAGTTCTGAACAACTGTTTAACATGAATAAATCCAATGCTCCATTACCTTCTATAATAAAAAAGGCCTCTCCTTTGGGCATGGAGTTATACCTCATAATCAATACGGGTATTTTTCCACATCGTTTGGCATCCTTTGTAGCCTGTTCCCAGAAAGAAATGATTTTACAACTTCTAAGGCCTAAGAGTATATGTTCGAATTTAATTTCCTGATAGTTCTTACATTCAATGCTGAAAGGGAATCTTCTCGAATGTTTTTCATCAGTGCATACCAAGTCTCCCATAGCATCTTTTGCCTTTGCCCATCCTCCTGAGCCAGGGGTTCTAGAAAATTTATATCCTGTCCAGGATTCCCAGGCCTTTGCTATGGTACGCTCGAACCTGCTTCCTTTGTTTCTACTGTTCTTTCTCATGGTTTTGATAGTGTTTAATACCAATAGTCATTAGTGGTATTGTGAAAGGCCCATTTCTCTGGTCACAGTAAGCACCCTGGCATTGGGTATTGGGAGTGATTCTTGGTGTGATATAAGGTATAGGGTTTTATCCTTGTATATTTTCCTGATAAGGTCTATTACGAGGTCTACATACTCTGAACTAAGGTTCTCGAATACCTCATCCAAGAAAGCAATGTTAATCCCTTTAGCCTTAGTCATAACTTCGTTCATAGCAAATGCCATAGCTAAGTTCACCAAAGTTTTTTGACCACCTGATAGCTCTTCATAATATACCTCTATACCATCCATAATTATCTGGGTGTTGAAGTCCTTCTTTACACCCTGGATATCTACATAGAACAGTATACTAAACCCAAGTACCTCTGAATATGATTCCAGAGTCTCATTCAATATATCCAAAGAGCTTTCAAATAAGAAGGCTTTTATACCCCTATTTCCAAGTGGGTCATCCATTACCCATTTGTAGTTATCTACTTTAGCCCTCTTTTCCTCCATCTCACTCTCGATAGATTGAAGCTTATCTGATATGGTTGATAACTGGGTCTTATATTTCTTGATTAGGCCCAGGTTAACACCAGCTCTCTTTTCAGACAAAAGCTTCTTTATCTCAACATGGGTTAAATCAATATCCCTCTGAACTTTATTTGCCTCATATTCTTGGTCCCTAAGTTCTTCTAACTTATCCCTGTAGTTGGAGATTTTGTCCGCCAGTTTAGAACATTTATCTTGTAACCTTTCTATATCTCCAAAGGCTTTCTTTACCTCCATTAGACGTTTCAAAGAGTTTTTAATATCACCTCTCTTTAGTAACTTTATAATTACACCAATAAACTCTTCTAGAGATACCCTGGTCTTCTTCTTGGCATCATTTATCTTATTGAGTAACTCCTTTTGATTGTCCCGGGCTTCCTGAATTCTCTGTTCTATACGGTTCTTATAAGTTACTGTCTCCTTAAGCTCGTTCTCTTTTTTGGCCTTAGCTAGCAACGATAACTTCTTTTCCAAAACCTTTACTCTTGAAGATAGGTCATTCTTTACATGGTTGGCCTGTTTCTTCAAGTCATCAAGCATTCGCTGAATAGATTGCTTCTTTTCTTTGCTTGATGAGTACTTCTGGCTTATTTCATTGTACTCTCTCAAAGCTTCCGTATAGTAGCCCTTTGCAATATCTCTTGCCTTGGATATGTATTCCAACTCAAAAATCTCCTCAAACAAGTCTTTCTTGTCTGAAGAGGATTCTTGTATCAGTCTTTTCATACCTTGACCGAATAGTATAGAATTCATAAAAAGGCTATAAGACATACCCAAATCAGCGTTTATAAGCGCCTGTATCTCCCCCTTATTCTTTTCAGATACTTCAACAGCATCTATCTCATATATGAGTCTATCTTTACCCTTAGCTCCATTTACCTCGCCTTTATATTTAAGGCATCGAGTTATCTTATGGGTCTTTCCATCCTTACCAAAGTATATCTCTACTTTAGTACCGTTATAATTCTTAGGTCTGTATTTCTCCCAAGTATTTACATCTAATTTACCTTTTAGATTCTTACCATAAGCACCCCACACCAGAGCTGATAAGATTGTAGTCTTACCTTCCCCTGTAGCCCCTCTTATTACAGTTATACCCTTTGAACCCAGATTTAATTCAAGGTAAGGTATAGAACAGAAGCCCTCTATTATTATATTTCCAAACTGTATCATTCTGCCTCCTTTATTACCTTTAATAATGTGGCCTTCTTTTCTTTGTCTTTTATGCCCTTGGCTTTCATATATCGGCGTACCATAGATTTCTTAGTAAGTTCCCGATTTATTTGCGGGGTATCTTCCACCGCCACAACCCGAGACTTGCTAGCAACGACAGTATAATAATTGCCGTCATCTTTAATTTCATCCTCTGATGATACATCCACAAATTTAGGAAAGCCTTTGAATGGCTTGAATTCCATTGAGAAGTCTTCATATATCTTCCAGTATCCAAGTTTACAATTACGGTCGGTTCTTCTTTGTTGTAAAGGAGCTCCTACCATGTATATCTTTTTCCCCAACCTTTGAGGCTTATGTATATGGCCTATCAATACTAATTTGAACTTTGACAGTAGATTTACGTTCAGATTCTCTACTGTTCCAACTTCAGTGTTATCGGTATCTTTAGCTCCCGGATAGTCAGTATGTAATAATAGGATTGTAGGCTTTAACATAGCCTCATTCATCTGAGCCTTTATCAAAGTATCTAATCCTTTGTTATGGTCTAAGTAAGGTATTCCTACTACTCTGAACTTATCGAACTCATGGTATGAGAAATCCAGATTGTGTAAGAATGAATATCTATTGCAAAGGTTTGCCCAATGAGATGGTGACCTTCTGTCTATAGAATTACTTTTCTGAAGGTCATGGTTTCCAGATATACCATATATGTTAAATTCTTCGCACCTATTTAATTCTTCGAACTTCTCGATTATAATTTCATCAAGTGAAGTACTTATATATTCTGGACGGTGCATAAAATCCCCCGAAAAGAATGCCGGGCATTTATACTTGATACATAAGTCCTTAATTAAATAGAGGACCCTGAAAATACTTAGGGTCCTCTTGTTTTCTTCATTGAACTTGGGATACTCTCCCAAGTGCAAATCAGAGAATGCTATTCCTATCACCTTCATAACTGAAGAAATTTCCTTATTAAATGCTTTCTCTTTTCGTAGTTCATCTCATCTAATATGAGAACCTTTACCTTGTAACCCATGATTTCCAAAGTACCAGTACTTGGTATTCCATTCACTGCTTGCATTACTTTGGAGTCTGGCTTGTACCCCCACAGGTCAAGTAATCCATACATAACCTGAGAAACTTGGAACTGATAGTACTTTGACAGTACTCGTTTCCCGTTATCCTCGGTTACCCAGTCCTTGAAAAAGCTTGAGGAGAATGGTATGAATATCAAGTGAGTACACTGTTGACCAAGTAGTATTTTGCATAGGTTTATAGCATGGTCCAGGTCACACTCTGCCAACCTATGAGATAACTTATTGATGAAGTATGCTGCAGAGTCAAAGTAGGACCTGTCAGTTACAAAGTTATCCTCCCCTCGAAAGGCTTTGTTACGAAGATTGAGTACCTGCATATCCTGCATGAATACTGTCTTTGCATCCTGCTGAATCATGTCAGCGTGGGGCATGTCTTTTGTTTCTGGTACCAGGTCAGAGTATGAACCCGATATAAAGGGTATCTTCAACATTTCCGATACTTCCTTTGCAATGGTTGTTTTCCCTACTCCGGAAACACCTGTAAACATAATTTGATATTTACCGTTGTACATACGTTTGTAGTTTTTTGAAAGGTTCCAAAAAGTCAGGTATCTTAAATGACCTCAGATTGAACTTATCGAGGACCATGAATAACCTATCTTTCCTTATATTATTAGTACATCCTTTTACCCAAGGGACTTTCTTTATCGGGTATAGAGTTAAAGCAGCTTTCAAATCTATAAGAGGCTTGTTCTTCTTATATAACTCTTCTAGCTGGTCCCTTTCTATGCCCTTAAACTCTGCTCCTCTTGCATCTATGAAGTCAGCTATACTCCCGAATTGGTTCAGGAAAGCTTTGGTCTTCACTTCACCCATACCGTAGTAACCCGGGATATCATCAGACTTATCTCCGTTAAGTATTAGGTAATCAACGCATTCCTCAGCAGAATAACCCATAATCTCCTTGCAGGTTTGATTGTGGATTAGTGTCTCTTTGTTGGGATTGAATATCTTCACTCGTTTGTCAAGTAATTGACAGAAGTCCTTATCTGAAGATATTATGAGAGATTTACCAGGATGGTTTATAGCCAGCCAGGCAATGTAGTCATCTGATTCATGTCCTAACCCTTTCTTATCTATAATCATCTGAACCCCGAGTAGTCTTAAAATCCTTCTCAACAGAGCTAACTGTTTATTGAAGTCTTCATAATCCATACTTATCTTACTCCGGTGAGCTTTGTAACCTTCAAGTAATTCATTACGGAAGTTAGACTCTTTACTCTTCTGAGTGTCAAATGTTATTACCACGTGACTTGGTTTAAACCTTACAAGGTATGAACCGAGTATTCTTAAGAATCCATATACTAATCCGGTACCAGCTCCGTTATTAGCTTTAAGATTCTTAAACTTATGGTATGAACGGTGAGCAAGGTTACTCCCGTCCACTACCATAAGCATCCTCGGCTTTCTACCCCTCGTCCGGGATGTATTCGTCTTCTTCTGTATCATCAGATTCTATTTGAGATTCATAGTCTAAGTCTGCATCAACAGGGAACATGTTTCGTGCAATCTTCTTTATCTTGCGTTTTGTTGTTCCTATAGTATTTATACCTGCAGCCTTAAGAAGTTTCTTTCGAAGTTCAGCATCCTCTTCAATCAACTTATGGAAAGCATCCTCTCCTCGGCATAACTTACTTCCCTCGAACATATATGTTCCACCACCGAGTTTTTCAATTACACCGGCATCTTCCAGTGACTCTTCCAACCAGAAGTATCTGTCAAACCCTACCTCGTGATATTTTGGATTGAAATATATCGGAGCTTTAGATATGGTCTCTCGTGGAGGAGATACCTTATTCTTTTTCATCTGGACAGTTACATATTTACCTGCCCGTCTTTCTTTACCCTTATACTTAATCTTCAGAGTCTTACCAGAATAGAAAGCCAAACGTATTGAAGCATAAAACTTGAGTGCTGCACCTCCTGGAGTAGTACTTGTATCTTGACCGAAGCCTGCTCCAAGTTTACTACGTAATTGGTTGATACATATCATAGTTACTCCCAACCGATAAAACAGCTCATTCCGGATTCGGAACATCTTGTATATCTGTTTTGCTCGGTTACCCATTTCGGCTTTACCATCAGCCATCTTAGCGTCTATGGCTTCTATTGAATCCAGAGCTGCTATAGAGTCTATCACAACGATAATAGGTTCGTTGTTGGTTAGTTTTGACCTCCAATATATTGCCAAATCTGCTATAGCATCAGATATGGTTTCTATTCGGGTGTCATTAAGTACTGTTACCCTTTCAGGGTCCAGACCGTTCTCTTCAGCCCATGAGTTCATCCAGGCTTGTTCTGCATCCACCCAGATTACATGACCCCCGAGTTGCTGAGTTGCATACGCAAAGTTGTATGCTATCAGGGATTTACCCGATGATTCCTCTCCCATGATTTCAATTATCTTACCGAAGGGTACACCACCACCCATCTGATAGTTGAGAGCAAAGAAGGTTGAAGGAATCCACAACCCATGATGATTTATTGTACTGGCTTTGAATTGGAGAGAAGACCCATATTTCTTGAGTATCTCGTTTTGTGTTGGTATTTTGAATTTACGACCTCCTGATTTTTTAGGAGCTCTTGCCTTTCGTGCCATACTTATTACTTATTATATGAAAAGAGTGGGATATAAGCTATATCCCACTCCTGCTTTAGGTATATATCCAGAGATTTTAGATATCACCCTTATATTTCTTTCCGTTTTTCTCCTTCTTGTCCGCTAGCTTGCTTTTGGAAGATTTCTTACGGGGAGCTTCATCCTCTTCGTCTTCATCTCCGCCTTCGTTAAGGAATGAAGCCAGCTTCTCCTCGAGTTCCTCATAGGAAAGAATGTTTGCACGGATTGCTTTCTCCAGGTCGACCTCGCCCTGATACTTCTTGTCCAGCTTGGTTTTCTGGCAAGGTGATACCGAATAACTGGTGTCATTCTTACCAGAGCCGGTACGGGTAATCTTGACATCATAACCCTCAATCGGGTCAGTCATATCGCCCCAATCCTCTTCGTCGAGATAAAGGTCGATAATATCCTGATATACAGAGCGGGGTACCATCATGGGTTTATCAACCCGGTCTGGGTCAATCTCCTTACCCTTGGTATCTTTGTAACCGAGTACCCCTATAAGGTACTTTCTCTTTGGTACCAGTTTCGAGGCCAGTGCCTTGTCATCTGGGTCATCGGAGTTCTTAAGCTCCTGGAACTTCTCCATGAAAGGACATGGCTCATCAAAAGTTGCCGGAGAAATGATACCTCCCTCTTTCGGCCCCAGATAGAACTGGACAATCTCTATACCCAGCTCTTCATCAGCACCACGGGATTTGATACGTACTCTGGTGGTTCCTTCTTTCGGGTAGATAATACCTCCACCGCTGCTTCGCTTTTCCAGTTCCTTCTTCCTGGCAAGCATCTTTTCTCGGGTAGTCATTACACTACCATTTTTCTTCTTTTTCTTTTCTTTCATGGCTTTATTTATTGGTTTCGATATAAAGTATCTCGTTCAGAGATAATATAGTTGTTACTTGATTGGGAATGTCTACTACATCTAGTTCTTTACCAGCATACAGACCGTATGTAACTACCGCACCCACCTGAAGACCTGGATATTCTTCCTGCTGTTCGTCAGTTATTGGCCCTACTTGAATGACCACTCCTTTGCGTGGTACTGTATCTTTGTCGTGTTCCTGAGGGATATATAATCCACCCTTTGTTTTGGTATCTGCAGTTACTATTGGGGATACTATAAGTACCCTGCTTCCTGTGGGAGTTCCTAAACCTTTCAGTTTATCATTCAACTCCTTTGCTTCTTCTACCGAGATAAGGTTTAATTCTACTTTTGACATAGTTATTGTTGTTTACGTAAGTTTGACACTATTCTTATTTGACTTCTAATACAGGCTCTTGATACTTTGTATCTTTTGGATAAAGTATCTATACTTATACCCGAGTTTAGACTTTTAACTATACTTATTCTATCTTTATTTGATAGTTTACTAACTGTTGCTTTTTCTCCATATCTACCATAACCAGAATTATAATGATTTTTCCACATAGGGTTTCTTCTACCTTTCAAACTCCTACCGTCTTTAATCATTTGTTCTAAGTTCTCCTTTTGTGTTCCCCAATACAAGTTATCAACCGAGTTGTTTAGCTTATTGTTATCCTTATGACATACACATGGCTTATTTTCCGGATTAGGTATATAAGCTTCAGCAACTAATCTATGTATTGAGTATTGCTTACCATTTAATTTTATCCTAAGATATCCCTCTCTATTGATACAAGGAGTTAATTCTCTCCAATAACCCTTTACTCTACTGTATATTTTACCTACATTAGAAATATGATACCCTATTAAATAGGGATGGTTATCTCTTAAATCCATCTTGTACCCTTATGTTCGCACTTATGGTTCTTAATATATTTTCTCTTGATTCATATGCTTTACAGATACTTATGAACTTGCTTGCATTATACTCAGCCTTCATATACCTTTTCAAAGCCCCTTGATAGGCTTGGTTATTTTCAGCTTTATGTGCTGCAGCATCGTTGTTTATGTTACCTGACTCCTTGTAGTAAAGCCATGCCTTGCTATAAGCTTGGTCCTTGGCCTTTTCAAGTTTATCCCTTTTATATATAAGCCTATCCCTTACCATTACCAATAAAGCGTAATTGGATGGACTTCTACGTAAAGACTGATTGACCAGGTTCTCATCAATCATGAGTTCCTGGTCTAAATCAATCTCATAGGTTTTACCTTGAAACAGAATCTTCAGAGTATTTTTCTTAATCTGGGATAGACGTACTATCTTTTGCCTTTTTTCCATATAACACCTCTTTCACTGAAGTATTTATACATGGTCATAATGCTTATTCCATATTTGACCTTTATCTGTAGGTTACTCATACCACTCTCATAATCTTCTATCATCTTATTTATAGACTCCTCACTCAACTTAGGGCTTGGTATATTAAATCTACCGTCTCTTATACATTGTTGAGTATTCTCTTGGTTAGTACACCAATATAGATTTTCTACTTTATTATTTTCTCGATTATTATCCTTATGACCCACACACGGTTTATTATCTGGGTTTGGAATGTAGATTAAAGCTACCAACCTATGTATATTAAACGTATACTTAATCCCCTTATTATTTCTTAGGCTTACTATCAAGTAACCATTGTTCTTCTTTCTCTTAGCCATTTTCCTCCAAGTAACTCTATCTCTATACTTAGAGTACACATTACCTTCTCGAGTAACATGGTAACAATCAAAATCTGGTATATTACCTTTCATACATTCTCTTCCTAAACTCTCTCTTATTTTTCTCTATCTCTTCTGGATATAACTTAGGATAATCTTCTATTTCAATACCTTTGAACTTACGATGTTCCTCTAAGTACTCATCAGGATTAAAATCTGGTTCAAGCATTTTCCTATAATCATATCCAGGAATAAAAGGTAGTTCCTCTGCCATAGAACGCCCGATAACGAAGTCCATTGACATACTTACGTCGTCTATCTGGAAGTTGAAGTATTCTTTAGTATTTGGGTTACGGCAAGTTTCCCAAATCTCGTATACTACCCAGGTATTTATATATTCGGGACTTACCAAGTAATAGGTAGCATCATGAACATTACAAGTCTCTTGCATAAATGGTAACTTACCTTGCCTCATTTTCCAATAGTTTAGGATTGAAGCGAATAAGTTCATATCTGATGCAGCTGATTGACATGGCATATTAACCGATAATCGTACTGCGTATGCTGCTTCCTGCTCGTTATCTGAATATACCTGGGGTAACCTTCTCTTCCTACCGAACAAAGATTTAATATATCCATGCTTTATCAGGACCTTCTCCTGGTTAATCATGAACTTCTTAATCTTCGGGTGCTCCTGGAAGAATTCATTCAACTGTTGTTGAGCTTCATCAGGGGTTACGATAATACCAGCTTTCGGGTCAGATAGTTTAACTGCAAGTAGTTTCTTTTGAATACCGTAAATAATACCAAAACATATCTGCTTTGCCTGCTTTCTCCTGTTCTTCCAAACCTTGTAATCTGGATGTTGCTCATCACTATAAGCTTTGTTTGCTTCATCGTACGATACACCATACTTCTTTGCTGCAATAGCAAGGTGAGGGTCCTGACCCTTTGCAAAAGCCTCGAGATAAGTTTCATCCCCGGAAAGGTGAGCCATGATTCTTAACTCTGCCTGAGAGTAGTCAAGTGCCATATATAACTTTCCTTTGGGAGCTACTAACTGTTTCTTTATGTTAGCATCTACGGAGGTTTTAGGTATTTGCTGAAGGTTAGGTTCAGAACTACTTAATCTACCAGATGTAGTACCAATGATTTTGAATTGACCATGGATACGGTCATCATCCTGTACCTTATCATGCCATCCCTCAATATATGTAGTGTACATCTTTTTCAATCCCCTCAATTCAAGAAGATTGTCCAGGAATATAGCTTTCGGACTTTCTGGGTCTTTAACCGTTAACCGAAGTTCTACCAATGTGTCTTCATCGGTACTTGGTTTATCAGTATCCCTATTTGTTTTCTTATCCTTAGTATACTTGATAACCGGGAAGTTGAATCCCTCTTTAGAGTACAATAATAAAGGTAAATCAATAGGACTGCCCAAGTTTACTTCTCGGGTTAATTCAAGTTCTTTCTTAGTTGTAAATACTCCAGCCCTGATATTGGATATCTTTTGTTCCCTACTTGCTATCTTCCTCTTATTTGCAGGGTCTCTATAATCCATATCTTCAAGTTCACTTTCTATGGACTCCAGGTATTTGCTTATTCTCTGTTCGGTAAGCCATCTAGAGAATTTCTTTACTCGTGTAAGATTCAAGCAACTGCTAATTGCTTGGTCAATCTTTGGCTTGTAAGATTCAAGCAATTCCTGATTGAATTCCCTATCAAGGTATAACCCAGTTTTCTCTGCATGTTGGAGTACCCTGGATGCTGGCATTATCAAATGCCTAAATAATGGATACATACCTATCTCAATTAACTTGCTCTCAAAGAACATAGATAATCTTAAGGTATAATCCGTATCCTGGCAACCGTATTTGCATAAGGGTTCCAATGGTTTCTTGTCCCATGGTATCTTATCAAACTTATCCGACTTTTCGTAATCCCCGTGTTCTGGTAGATACCTTCTAACCATTGATTTCAGGTCATTAGGTTTCTCCTCATTTAGGAGATACTTCATAAGCATTCCGTCCAGAACAGTACCTCTAACATATATCCCAAATAACTCGAATATCTGAAGGTCAAACTTCAGATTCCATCCTACTTTAGTTATTTTAGGATTTTCAATCACATGCCTACCAAAATACTTTAACCAACGTTTCCAACGAGGGTTGTTATATTCATGATGACATAAAGGGATTGATACACCAGAACCTACCTGAAAAGTTACTGATAGGATGGTTGGTTTGAAAGATTTGTTATAGATACCTTCAGCATTTGTCTCGAAGTCGACGGAAGCTATGCCAGTTCTTAAACAAACTTTCACAAGCCGCTTGACTTGTGAGAAACTCTTTAGTATAGCATATCTTGACTCCATCTGTGGTATTTAATATAAATATTTGTAGTATGCAATAGTTCTTTAGTAAACCATATCTCTGTAGATATCTCTTCAGCTTCTTCGACAAGAAGGACAGTATACCTTTCACAATATACTGTCCCTTTTATTTTACTCAAGCTTACTCCTTAATTCTTTTGCCTTGTTAAGGTACCATCTCTCTTTATCCAAGTCCTGTTCTACAGGATTGTCAGGTTTGGTACCTACTCTCATGCGATATTTGAAAGCAGTCATCTCACACCATGTAGCAGTTGCTTCTAGATAGATACCATCATATCTATAACTTCTACACTGTAGTTATTATAGTGTTTAGGATGATTTACATGTTCGTAACTTTGTGGCATACCTTACTTGTTTATGAACTCTTCGAAGAATGGTAACTCTTGAATCATCTTACAGAATGCTCCCCAATCCTCTCTCAGACGATGGTCTTTCCTCTGATGGTATATATTCCGGAGTTGCATATAGTTGGTACTTACCCTCATGAATAATTCTATCCCGAGAGGGCAATTACTCAGCAGCTTGATACGATTCTCATAGCTTGGGTCTTCTATGAACTTATTTGCCAAGTCCTGAACTATGGCTACTACCTCTGGGGTTACATACTTATTGAATGACTCCTTCTTTACAATCTCACCTAGCCTGTGCATCTTTGAAGATGAGGTTACAATGTCTATCCAATGATATCGTTGTAACTCGGGTGAAAAGTAGTTTGGGTATAGAATATCAAATGATACCCTTATCCCGGTTAAGAAATTAGGGTGACCACTGTTAGATGGGGATTTGGCCAAGTTAACGGCCCTCTTAAACGAATCATCCCACTCTTTCTGTTCATAAATTGGATGTCCCCAAACATCCCTGTCTACTGGGAATACTGGTTCTGTGCGCATAGCATTTCTACATGCTATAATTGACTTCTCTAAGTCATACACGTCTACATTTGTAATTTCTACCATCTTAGATATAGTGTTGATAATATTAAATATCCTACTTTACGGTACCATGGTTCATTTATATCCAGGTCAACCGTTCGAGTCCTATTCCTTTTTATATGCAGTGCATATAGCATATTATGGGCTCGCCATTCAATAATCATACCAGCTGTAGTTCTTTTATTTATTGCAAACGTATGGAATGCTGGACTTTTATTTACTTTTTCTCTAGAACGGTTGATTATATCTTCCATATCCTGGATTGATTTAATCCGATATGAATTAGGTATTCTTGTTACTGAAGTACCTAATGAAATTGTACCGCAAGGGTAATCTTTGAATGTGATTGTCATGTTAAAGGTATTTTGTACTCGGAGCGGGAATCGAACCCGCAAGGTCAATGACCGTCAGAGCTTAAATCTGATGAGTTTACCTATTTCTCCATCCGAGCCTTTACAAAGGGGGAGATGAGGTACTGTTCTTCGCTCATCTCCCATGGCTATAGCCTTCGACTTTAATTATGAGCTTTTGGTATCTCGTACCAGGTTATTGCCCATTGCTAGCTGGAGGTCGTATCTCCGGTTATGACCCAGCATATAGCCCTTGTACGGAAGACAGGATTCGAACCTGCGACCTCTTGCTCCCAAAGCAAGTACACTAACCGGACTGTGCTACTTCCGTATAAAAATTGGTATCAGTCTATATCCCTACAGTCTGATACCCGGGGTGAATCAGGACTAGTTGTCCACAGCGCAAAATAAAGATTCATCTTGTGGACCCAGAGGGGCTTGAACCCCCGACCTTCGGATTATGAGTCCGCTGCTCTAACCAACTGAGCTATGGGTCCGAGTGAAGGTAACGGTAACTTTACTACTAATCTCATGGTTACAGAAAAGAACAATCCCCTCCAATTATACCGTTACCTTCTGAGGTTATCTCAATTCGATTTGGATTGAGGTCTTCAGTTTCACCCAGTCTTTTTTATAACTATGCAAACTATCAATAGTATGATAGAGATATCCAGGCTTGATTCCCACCTCGCTAGCTACATATTCCATGAGTCTCCATGCCAGGTAAACATCATTACCGAAGTGGGTTACAAAATCAGAAGACCTTTGGTGATAACATATATTGAGTTGCTTTTCTCCTCGGGCATTCTCTCGGATGAGGAAGTCGTAATACATGGAGCACGGTATTCTCTTTTCTCCACCGAGATAGTTTGAATCGCAGTCCTCATCGAAACCGACTTCACCATATATGTTTAATATGGCTTTTCTTGTATCATGGTCATTCCTTAACAATTCTATTACTGCTTCGAGTTTTGAGAATGCCTTACCTTTGTATGACACGGTCTCGTTCATACGTTCTGCATAGGTATAGTCAAAGAACCCACCAACTAAAAACTCTTCCCAAACGTTTTTACGGAGTTCCCATGCTTTACCTGGATTTTCCATCCTACCGCATACTCTCTCTTCGAATTCTGCCTCTGCCCAATCTTTGGACTTAGTGAATACAAAAAGTGCAGCTGGGTCTTCCATGTGAGTTAAACAGTACTGCTCACAGATGAGTTCCTTTGTAATGAAGTCATCATTGCCTTCTATTACCTTGTTTTGATAGGTACGGGGTTTTACCTCATTACCCATTTCCCATAAGTTTCTTGCCGTCTCTGACATTAACTCATATGGGTTCGAATATATTCTCATTGTTTGTTTTTTTTAATATATTTTCTTATGGATTTTAATAGTTCTTTCAGGTCCTGGATATTCATATTTGGCAATCCTATCCAGTGATAACCGTTAGTAGATATAGATAATTCATCTCTATCATACCCATTTTTATACTTGCTCCTGGATATTTCTACACCAAAGTATGGATTACTTTTCCTCTCTTGTTTAATGGATATACCTCCTTATCTTTCTTCTAAGTTGTCTTAAATCCTTCCTACTTATATTGGCAACGGTATTAAATAGCCATTCAATATCTGTAGAAAAGGTAATATCCACCAAGCTTACTTGTATATGGAGACTTCTTTACTTCTATATTCATTGCATTGATATTTGCAATTCAATAGACTTCCCTATATTAGAACGGTAACCAGTCTTCACTCCCAAGAGTACAGTCTTTAGCTAAGGTCTTAGGATATTTGAAAAGCTCGGGTCTTAATACTTTTATTGCTCTTTTATGTACCTTATATTTTATTTTGTCAGGGTCCACCTCAAGCAGATACTTCAACCTGTCATACCAATTACCGTCGTATATACCAAGCTTATCACTCAACTTAAGTAAGTCTTCATGGGCATGGTACATAAGAAGTACAGTATCATCATTGAATATCTGACTGAAATGTATTGATACATGAAACTTCTGCCCATATCCGAATATATATTCTCCCATACGTTGAATAAGGAGTAGGTCACATATCAGCCTTTTAGTAACCTCGGATGCCCTCATGAATACTGTTATCATGGGGTTATCCATACCAGCTTTTTTAGATACAGTCATGGATAATAGGCAATTCTTTCCGTGGGCATGTTTATTATTAAACTGATAGCCTATGTTGAATATCTTTCTATTGTTGATAGCCTCTATAACATCCAGCCTCAGTAATGAAAGACTATTCTCATCAACATAGTTAGCCACTAATGACTTCCACTTTGACATGGTATAATTGAAATGCCTACCAAAATCAAATTCGGGGTCTACCAGAGGTTCTTTAATACTAATGACTAAATCATTTATGTATTGAGCTTTACCAATTCTTTCTATGTCCAAACCAAGCGTATTGAACAGGAATAACCTGTTAAGTCCTTCCCAAGCTTTCATGCTGTTCTTGAACATTAACAGGTTATTCTTTACCTTTACTCTACTCATCTGATTCTACGGTTGATTCATTATCATCCATATAATCTTCGTCTGGTGAGGAGAACGAGATTAGTTTCTTCTTTTTCCTTTCCCCACTTTCTTCAAGCTTTAGCTTAAGTCCGTACTTTTCAGTGAACTTTAAGTATGTCTTCTTTATCGTGTTTCGCTTAAGTATAGATGGGCATACTTCTGGTAAAGGAATACCATCCCAATCACCAATCTCTAAAGATGATGCCAACATGGACTTCTGCTTATATCCCAAGTCTTTCCTTAATACTTTGAAAGCTCTGAAACTGTTACCGTATGTTTTATAACCAGCTTCATCACTTGTCATTAGTTTCTTGAGAGACTTACGTATCTTTTTTCTACGAGCTTCATCATCACAGTTCTCTTTCAAGAACTCCTTGATATCTTTTCGGTTCTGATACAACAAGATTGTAGTATCATTTGCCCAAGCAGCCTTGATAACTAATTTTAGCGAGAAGTTATCATGACCATAGATATACTGTCCCATACGACAGAATAGGAGAATATCTATTGGCAATCGTGTAACCACCTCTGATGAGCGAAGTATCACGGTTATCTCGGGATTTTCAATCCCGATCTTACGAGAGAATATACCGCCCACCAAACATCCCTTACCGCTGCCGTGATTATCGGCAAAATGGAAGCCTATGTGATAATTCCTGTTTACGGTCTTATTCTCTTCTAACTTCCTTATCATCAACTTAGCTTGGTCAAGTACATCCAAATCCAAGTAGTTGGTAATTAAACCTGTCCACTTTGTCATGGTGTACCCAAACATCTTACCGAAGTCGAAGTTTGGGTCGAACTTAGCTTCTGCTATCTCTACCATTAAGTCATAAGTGAATAGAGAGTCGGTTAGGTTGTAACCGACTCCTTCACAGAACCACTCGGTCTTCTTGATTAAGAAGTTTTCGAGTATCTTCTCCCAAGCCTCTATTGGGCTCTTAGTTTTTATAAGATTCATACTAATACTAATACTTAGATTTTTGGCGGAACAGGTTTATGTGATTTTTCTTGAAGTAAATATAGAACACTTCCCTAGAATCCATTCCTATCCATCCAAGATAACCACAGAAGTATATGAAAGCCTTCACCAACTCAGCCTGATACTTTAACTCCTGAGTCATTACCTGAGATTGTTTCCAAGGTTTGTTCTTCAGGAAATTCCTGGCTATATTAAGGTGGTGAGTTATCTTCCACAATATGTAGGGATATTGAAGAGCATAGTTTTCGTGGTTATACTTATGACCACCTTTCATTAACTTATCGTTGTACTCAGGGAAAGTTTCAGAGTCTTTCTCTTCATACCACTTCAATAAGTTGGTTGAGTTGCTGTCAAAGATTACCTCTATATCTCTCTCATCCATCAACCACTTCACTCCAAGGGATTGAGCAGTATATAGGATATCATTCCGTATATAGTTAAAGTAATCTACCGTACTCTGTTCGCATTTGTTATCCCTTACCCACTTCACCATGTATGCCTTGATATCATAGGGTTGAATGTTAGCATATATCAGCAACTCAACGAAGAAGTGTACTGCATCTGCATTTTCCTCATTGGCATTCTGAAGGTGATTGAGTATCTCCGTATACTCTATACAATCACCATGGGTTTGTACCAATTTTGAATGGTTGGCCTCGAATAAGTCCATTACATTTTCGAAGGACTCATAGCCTTCTGATAACTCCTCTATAACCCTTGCAGTAAAGTCCTTTAACAGGGTTTGAGAAGCCTTTGTATTGATGTCTACCGGATACTGTGGTAGTCCCTCTATACATATATAACCAGATAAGAGGTTCTTTTGCATTTGATATATCTCTTCTAGATACCTGTGTTCGGGAATAATTCCCGGTTCTTTCTTTATATCACGTGAATCCAAAGCGGGTATTTTTTTAGATTAAACATTAGTTAATTGTCCTTCGTATAGTTTCTTCGCATACATTAGGAAAGTACTTGTTACGTATTTCTCTAGCACTTATTCCTTTTACATGTAACTCTTTTATCTTTACCCTATCCTCAGGTTTTAATTTAGCGTTGGGATTTTTACTACCTCTCAAATACCTATGATGGTGATAAACTTTGAGTAACTTACCATACCTATATAACCTTCCCTCTTTAGTAATGTGATAACCTGGGAATCCCCTTATATTATCATCCATGGTTTTTACTTATTATCGTGAGCACCGAATCCCTTATCCCCTCGAGTTCCCCAATTCTTGGCTTTCTCGTCATACTCTTCATTGGTAATCTCTACCAAGTTTGAAAGTATAATTGGTACATGTATAAACTGCATTATCTTCTTGTTTTGGTTCAGAGGAATCCAAACCTCTTCGGGGGAACCGTTGTGAATACCGATGTGCATTTCACCAATATATGGACTATCCACTATCTCGGCAGTGAATGATAAACCCTCTTTGGTTGCAATCCCGGATTTATTTGCTGCCATGAGCATGGACTCTTTTGGATTGATAAGTACCTTTATACCAGAAGGAATGAGAAGTCTTCCACCTGGTTTAATTACTACATGTACATCTTCAGTACCCAACCCTTTCAGTTTGAGGTAACCTTTACCAATCATCTTCCGATTGATACCAGAAAAGTCATTTTCACCTTTCTCTCCAACCTTAAAAATATCTTGGTCAGATAACTGAGGGATGTAGAAATCCAACCCGGCATCCCCGTCATTTGCTCGGTTAGGGGATTTAACCTCTCGAATCTTTGTAAACTCTAATTGAACCATGTTATTTACTGTTAAATTTACGATATAAATCTCTTGCTTCCTTACGGGTTAACTCGAACTTACTCTGAAGCTTATCGAGTATTTCCTTCTTACCGAGTTTTTCCCTTACCAGTTTACGATAATACTTTTTACAACCTTCCATATCTATGAGAGGTTCCAAATCCTTGAACTGAGTCTCTGCTTCCAACTCCTTACGGGTTTTACCCATGAGAGCTGTGAACTTAATACAACAGAGTTCTGAATCCCCGCACATCTTACATTCCTTGGTTGAAAGGTCGTAATGCTTACCGAAGCAAGGGTCATTACCTGAACCCAATTTGGTGATGTCCATTGGTTCAAGAATATCCCCAGTCTCTAACTCCTTTCTTACTTCCTTAAGTTTGTCTTTCTTTTTCTTCGCCATATATTTGATAGTTTGATATCAAGTGATAGTTAATATGTATTTCAGTGTCATTGATGTAGAATAGTATATGCACTAACTTTCTGGTTCACCATTATACGTGCGTGCTCATTTAAAGCTTTAGCTTAAGTTAATACTTACTAAGTAAGTTAAGTATAAGTTTATATAGCTTTAGCTATATAAACCTCTATTAGTATTTAGTATACTAAATACTAATAGAGTTATAAGTGTGGGTATATACATGCGCATATATGCGTATTACCCTTCCACTCTGATTACCTTTAATTTTTCTTTCTGATAATACATTCGTCTATGGTTACCATGTCTCTTTAGATAATTACCGGGGAATTGAAGGTCGTCCAAATAAGCTTTCTTTTTGTTCATGTGAGTTCTTGCAAGTCGGCCCAATATCTGCAATGATTTTTCATTAGAATCCATTGATGCTGTATTCTGCAGATATTTCAATTCAGGGAAGTTTTGACCTCTAGAAATAATCGTAGTAGCGATTAGTATATCTATTTTCCCCTCTCTGAAAGCTTGTAGAATTTCATCTCGCCCTTTTGTCTTGTGATGGACATATTGTATATTGTATTGATTTCCGAGATGTTTAACGTAGTACCTGTAAAGGTTTTCACAATGACCAATGAACTTACATACAATGAGTGCCGGCAATCTTTTTCGTCGGATGTTATACTTAGTACGAGACAAAGACAATCGCCAAGCTTTTACATTGTCAGATATCACTTCCTTATATTCGGTGGGATAATCTTCATCTTTGGTATACTTGTAATGGGCATATACCAACTTACAGATAATGGGAGTAGAGTACCCCTTATCAATCATCTCAGCCAGTTTCACCTGGTTTACTCTATCACCAATAAATGACATGATATTCATGTTGTGAACCAGCTTCTTCTTGAGCTCACTCATATAAAGGGTACCACTCAATCCCACTCGTACTCTTGAGTTATACAGATGTTGTATTACTGTCTTATAAGTTTTATTGTCAATCACGTCAGCCTCATCTATAAGTACCATGTCTATTTCCGAAAGGAACTTTTGATACCTGTTTATGTTGCCTGCCAGAGATTGAACCATACAAACGTTAAAGTTGCCCCACTCACTACATTTACTCCCCTGGATAAATGCTACCTTCTCTCCAGGTAGTAACTCTGGAATCTCCTTCTTGAATTGCTTGAATAAGTCTGCACTATTCAACAGCAAGACAGTCTTCAACTTCCTCTTGAATGCTTGATGCAATCCACAGAACACCAAAGTCTTTCCGAAGTTAACTGCCAAGTCGGATGCACAAATAAGGAAAGGAGTATTTCCAACCTTATTATACAGTATCTTTTCTAGAGCTTCCCTTTGTACTTCCCGTAATTCTTTATCCCCCATAACTGTTGGAATTACTGGTTTAATTCCTAACGGGAGTCTATTATCTATAATTTTTACCTTTTGACCCATCTTGAGGCATTCATTATAAACCTTATTCAAAAGGCCTATCTTGAATTGCCCATAATCCGAGATATACTTTACATACCCATCCCAATTCTTTGCCCTACTATACATCATTATATGCCAAGCATCCGGATGCTTAATCCGGAACATCTCATATAATTTATTTGTGAACTTAGCTGGGCCAGAAATTTCACAAACATTACAGTTCTTTATGGTGATAGTTATCATGAGTGTAGAGTTAATATGAAGAGATGGGCAAGGAATAAAATCCCCATTACAATAATACCTGACAGAATAACATAGAAAGCTATAGCTTCCCCATCAATCTTCTTTTTCATAACCTTATTTCTTAAAATCATCCCAGTTGGTGTTATCAACTTTAGGACGTGATACAATATTGAACTTGGCCATATAATTTATTACCCTTTGACGAGCCTTATCATTTGATAGGTCCTCTATTTTAGGTATACCATTACAGAACTCGAGTGCATAAAACTGAGCCTGTACAAATGTTTCATAGTCAATACCAATCTCATCTGCAAGATTCCTTGCTCTTACAAACCATACGTACTCTTGAGGATTCTTGTCATAGGTGTTATTGATACCTACTCTATCGAGAATCTCTTTAGTATAATGTTCATATACTTCCCGAGTGAATTTGGGATATTTATCTTCCTTCACTTCCTTTTCAGCCTCATATACATCCATAATCCAATTCACTCTCTGATGTAACCAATTAGCACAGAAGTTATAGTTCACCCTCTTTGCCTGAGACATTAGCTTAATACCAGTAGTTACAAACTCTATATATCCCTGACGAGGTTCGAATCCAAACTTTTGACAGAATTCATTTACAACAGGTACCAATTCTTTAACTGATGCCCATTGCGCATCAGTTTGCTTTATCTTGGTTACTCCTATATGTTTGAGCTGAACTCTAGTGGAATAGATGATATCTGCTAATAAGTTTGCATCCCCTATACTTCCAGAAGCTCTACGAATAGCCTGGGTTTGTACCTTTTTATTCTCCCCTACCACTGAACGATGGTCTAATGAGGATTGCCTTGCCTTATAGAAGAATTCATCGATGAGCTTATCACCAAGAGACCTGCCCATCACTTCTTTGAATATCCGTGAAAAGGTAACCCTTGATATATGTATAGAAGGTTCTCTTTTTGCCATCACAATTTCAATTCTGATTTTATAGTTAAAAGTTCTTGATAAGTCTGATATGTCGTCTTTCGTACATATTCTAAAGTCCTACGCTTACCCAAAGAATTGACATCTTCATTATCTGGTAGGAATACCACCTTTACCTTTTTGAAAGGCACTAATTTGAATGCCAAGTCCAATGACTTATCTTTAGCATCAGGGTCAATCAATATGATAAATTTCTCAACTGGACTTTTAATTAAGCGATTTACTTGATATCTTGATACTGCTTTACCTCCGGTTGCAATCCCATTCTCTCCCAGGGTTTCTGCATTGATTGCACCCTCACAAATAAAAACTGTTCGGTATATTTCTAGAGCATCTGCATTATATATAATAAAACTCTTTCCCAAACCAGTTATATCTACTTCTGGGTTGTTATATTTAGGACCAGCGCCCATATATAATCGGGCATTGAAGTAAGTTAATTGCCCATGCTCCGTGAATGGTATAATGATATATCCGAGATACTTTCCAGTATTACAGTATCCCCATCCCTTACGAGCTAACTCCTCTATATTAAACCCACGTTTCTTAAGGTAGTTCCTGGCTGACCTTGCTAATAGAGAGGTGCCCATGGATATATTCTTAAAGCCATCGGGAAGAAAGAACTCCTTCTTACCTTTTAACTCAACCTTCTCTTCTTTGAAAACATATCCAGAATAATCACCTGATTCAAGTATAGATAGTACTTCATGAAAACTATCCGTATTCTCCAGATACATTACCAGGCTTATTGGAGAAGGATGCTCACCACACTTAAAGCAATTACACCTATTATTTGAAAGGTTGATACCGAACTTCTTCTCTCCGCCACAATACGGGCAGTCTGACTTCATCCAGCCTTTACGGTAATCAAATGCTCCAATCTTCTTAATGAAGTACTGGTGCATCTTACTTTTGATATTGCTATTGAGTTTCATATCATCAACGAAAATACCCGACCATGTAAACCATAGCCGGGTAGTTGTTATCTAACTGGTAGTCTTTTACATAATTCCGAAACCAAGTGATGAATTATGTAACCTCTTATTATCTTTACCAACTCTTCCTCGGCTTCTTCCAGCCTTAAGAAAGTGTTCTTAAAAGGTACGCAACAGTCGGACCTATAACCCAAAGACCTATCGTGAAAGTCTTTGCCGTTAGGGGTAACCTTTTCCCAAGTTACTGAGGCAAGCTGAGAGTTGATAGGTACCCAATCTCTAAAGAAATACCCTAATGGAGCATCCTCAGATGGACATACTATCTCGTACCTTTTACCAGGTTGTCTTCTGATACATATTTCCTTTGAAGCTCTCCTCCGAAATATTTTTAATAATCGGATGTCCATAATTACATGTGTTCAGTGGCGTGAAACTTTCCTACATGTAATACCGAATTGCATTGAGGACATCTAACACTTTCTTCTCCATCATGTCCTGGACCATAGCTTAAGTCTAAAAATATTTCCTTCTTATTGAAGGCTATTACCTTTTTACACTTGTTACAAGATGTAACGCCTTCTCCAAACTTAGCTAAATTCATAGAATCGATAACTCGTGCCATACAATTTTAATTATTAAGGTTTATCTAAATATCTCCTGAGGTTTTACTTCTCTTTTCGGGGTCTGCATTGGGATTGCTTACCCTTTTCCTTTTCTTAAGTAAGTCATCTACCTGTTTACCTATGGACTCATCATACTTTGCCCGAGCTTCTTTTGAGAACTCTTTCATACGTTGTCTTTCTGGGTCCATATTAAACATTACCCTACCACTTGGAACTCCATCCCTCTGAACTACAACTTCCATTCTCATAATGTTATGTTCCTCTTCATCTTGAGTAGAGTTTAATCCCATGACACATTTTGCATTCCTTATGATAGATATAGCAGATGCGATATCATTATCCTCGTACTTGGTTTCTTGATGCTTAGCACCTTCTCTGGTAACGTGTTGGGCAGTCCATACCGCATCAAGCCCTAACTCATCACCCATATTATCTATATCTATATATACATTGTTGATACGTTCCACATCATCTCTATCTCTGGCTATAGAGGCTAACTTTGCAGCATAGTCAATCATGATGACATGTACCTTGATACCTTTCTCAGTTTCCAATTTCCTAACCAAGTTCATAATGGTATTACAATCAGCAATGGTTGCAGGTACACGTTCGACTATAAACTCTACACCTAAACGTTTATATTTACGCATGTGCCTTTGCTCCATCTTATCGTAATCACCAGTTAACATCTCTCTCTTAGTTTTGTTAAGAGTAGACTGAATCATACGGTCCATTAACTGATTCTTACCGTTCTCGGTATCAATGTAAAGAACATTCTTTTTCATTGCCAGATAACCTCTTGCAATATTGATGAGAGCAAATGTCTTTCTCCGTTTAGGTCGGTCAATTAAAACGAATAGAGAATTCTTAGGATAGCCATCTCCATTACCCAATCGATTTAATTGCCAGAAAGGAGTAGGTACTACATCCGGGTCAACTTTTCTCATAAGCTGACGCATTGCAGTTCCACTAACCATAAGTAATGGTTCATCTTTTTTCTGGGGCTTTGAACTTTGGAGTATTTTGGTTAACTTAGCTTGATAAGTTTCGTATGAATTGTAATCAGAGAAGTCCATACTCTCGTTCAAAGCCTTCAATTCGATATAAGCAATGAACTTATTAATGTTCTCTAATACGATATCTACGTCCTTCAAAGGCTTATTATAAAGCTCGGATATTAACTTATGAATATTGGGGATGTCGTCCTTGGTAACCAAGTCTACATAATCCCTACCTTCCAATAAAGTTTTTACCTGCTCTACCATTAAAATCTCACTTGGGATTCGTTGATATTTCTTTACGAACTTTACCAAGGCTTCTACCACTATCGAGTGTTCAATCAAAGTAAAGTACCCGGGTTTTATCTTTTGAACATACAAGAGAGATTCCTTCCCTTGTATTAAAAACCTGAGTACTTCCAATTGAAACTCAATAGAGAATGTGAACTTGTTACAGGAGTTTAACCTTTTCTTTACCCTATTTTGTTTCATATATTATATAATATTCATAAGTGTATAACCAATAGTATCTGCTAGATAATATAGTTCCCTGAGCTCATCTTTGAACTAACTTGAACACAGACGGTGAAATATTTTGATAAAAATTCATACAAGTGGTTACTTATTATATTATATTTGCATTGTTAAATAACTTTACTACTATGAAAGGCAACAACGGAAGTGAACTACACAGATTAACAGAATTAAAACCCTATGATGAGGATTTGTTTAATAGGTTGTATAAAACCTGCAAACCTTTAATCCGTAGGCTGACAAGGGGAGTGGATTCCAGAAGATTCAATCTTACTCCCGATATAATTAACTCTTTTTTCTGGGATAAGTTCTTGTATGTATTTAATAAATACCAAGACGAATATGATGAAGAGAGGTTAAAGGCAACTCTCTTATCTTCCTTGCAAACTTATAAAAGTAAGTTGCTTCGGAATGCTTATACCAAACAGGCTGAGTTCAATCAAGAGTTGACTTCTTTCGAAGTTCTATTCGATAATAATAAAGAGTTATTGGATGATTCCGAAGAGACTCGAATTAAAGAAGAGCAATCTCAAAGATTCCATAAGTATATGAAAGAGCATCTTACTCCGGATGAATACCTGGTGATGCAAATACAATTAGAACCTCCCAAATGGTTTGAGGCTCGTATCAAGGATTCCCACGGTAAGTTATCTATCCTTCACTTGATTGATTACTTTGAGTTGCCCCGGGATAAGTTTGCAGTCAACATGTTCTCTCAAATGCGAAAGACTATACAGAAGACCTTAGAACAAGCTGCCATAGACCTTAAACAATGAAAAAGGCCAGAGCAAGGTTATCTCTAACCTCACTCCAGCCCCACTTAACCAACTCAACTAGGGTTCAGTTTAATAATTCGATTTGAAAGGATTGTTAAGACATGCCAAAAGTAGGCGCGCATCATTGGTAAGAGTATTCTTTCCAACATCGCCCACTACAAAGGTAAGTTGTACTTTATAAGCCCTTAAATCACTGCTAGAAGTACCATTGTTTCCGGATACCGTTACCCTGAACGATTCCAGATTACTTGTAGTAAAGAGGTTTGGATAGATTTCAATGTAGTAAGCTGTATCACCATACTTCTGCATATATGGCCCATATCCATAACTACCCGAGGAATACTTTTTAGCTATTTGAGTTAAGATAGGACCCCACCTTGAATCTTTAGCAGTTAACAGGTCAGTCACGTTCACAGCCACATCTTTAAAGGACGGACAGCTGGGGAACATAATCTCGGTTAAGTCAAATACTGCCACTCCATTATGGTAATGAGCATCTACCATTAACCTTGACCGAGTATCACTGCTTCCTGAGGTAGTTTGCTCTACGCTGGTATCTAAACCAGTATTACCTTTCTCGAAGGTATACCTAAACAATCCGAGTATGGCCCTTGTAAGACCATCTACCTTTTCATTGTTGAGAAGGCTGTAGGCATGTCCCGGGAGTACTGAAGCAGTTACATCTGGAGAACTTATTTCGAATACTGCCACCAAAGTAGCCTCACTCGGTATAACCATACTTGACTTATCGAAGGAACCATCCCAAAGTTCTGCTTCATTATCCACATGGGGATATCCACTCTTTATACCCCATTGGATTGAATGGAGAGAAGCGTTGGTTAATACAGATGCCGTAGTATATATACATATACAAGGACTACCTTCTCTCCATTGATATCTTATCTCTTTGCTTACTGGAGCTGAGGGCTTAGCCAATACACACCCGTTGATAACCAACTTACTGAATGTATATACGTCACGGTCGTCTCTATGACTAATGGAGTACTCTATCTCTATACCCTTACCCTGACTGTTCATCTGAGTGTTTAAGTACCGAATCAATACACTTACATCAGTAGGAACTGTACTTTCTTCCAAAGCCTTAACTCGACTCTTCAAATCGAGTAGGTCCAGAGGATTGAGTCCGTATGGTTTTACAGGGAACTGACCGTTATAGGGTACTAAGCAAAGAGTGTAGTTCAGCGATGCCATAATATCCTTATACCTAAGGCTTACTCCATCACTGTCCCATTCGGGTCTCCAACCTACCAAGTATATTCCTATGAGAGTGTCTGTATCTTTATTGAAAGGTATGTTAGAAGACTCTAACAGACTTAACATTTTTTCATACCCCCAAGAAAGTATTTCCTCCAACCCATATACATCATTGAAAGTTATCCACCCACATCCAAAATTGGATATGCTCGGTGGATTCTCACTACCATCTTGACGATAAGTATGGGACGCTTTTACTGCAAAAGCTACCAACTTCTGAGGATTAGTTAAGCTTGGCCAACCCCCATCAGGTCTTACACCTGTGAAAGTAAGAGTGTCAGGGGCTATATGACATAAGCCGTCTGGAGTAGTATAGGCATTGAATACCTGGCCGGCAGTGTTATCCTTGTTAGAAAGAAATACTCTCCTGGCTTTGCCTAAGATATTGCCTATCCCCGAAGGCATAGTACCGGACCTTTTGAAGATACTGGTTATGGTTATGTTCTGTTGGGTAGTATCTACCCAGTCGAAGCCACAAATAGGTCCTGTACCACCCATTATAGCAAGAGGTTCCATAACCTCTTTAGACTCTATCAAGTCACCGTACACCTGATAGAACCTTGGTTGTACTACACCATTTACAACTTCGGTTTCATTCTTCTGTGCCATGGCTTACAACTTTAATTTGTCGAGATTTTCATCGATGAAGATGAGGGCTTTGGTGAGAGATTCTACCAATTTCTGGTTTACAATCTCATCTTCGAGTAATGCCACATCATCTGTATTATCCTGGAATAACCACTCGAGAAGAACTCCCCAGTAGTTATTACCCATGAGTACAGTGAAGTTTGCTTCCTTGTCAGGGTCTCCATCAGACGGGTCTATCCGATGTTTATAACCGTCAGTAATTGGGAAGTCTTCTTGTAACTGTTCGAATATCACCGTGGCAAATAAATCCGAACGAGTTTGACCCTTGGTGGTATATATTTCAAAACCCCTTGCAGTGCACCACTCACTCCCCATACCTGCAGCATTGTTATGGAGTGAAATCAGAAACTTTGCACCCCCTCGGGGAGTATCTAATTTGTTTGCAATTTCTTTTCTTCTAGACAGCCCGATTTCGGTGTCCCCGGTATTAGTGAAAGCTACCTCGAATCCCTCTTGCTCGAGACGCTCTGCCAAAGCTTTTCCCACTTTACGACTCCAGAGATATTCTTTATGTCTACCGTCTGGGGATTGTTTTCCTGCTACATCAGACCCATGAGCAAAGTCGATAATAGGCAATAATCTTCGTGCCATAGTTATAATTTTTTAAGGTACATTAGTTTTAATCCATTGAGATACATACTTACAGACTGGTCCATACTTGAAATGGAGAATTGGTCTTTAGGTATGTATATCTGTTCTATTACTAAATCTTTTATTGCCTCGTTATCCTGAGGCTCAAAGATATTTGAAAGAGATTTACCATTACAAGTGAAGTTGGAGAATAGTCCCCATAGTTCAGAATATTCGTTATTTACTAAGCTTTCTACTTTCTTTACTATAGACTCTTTATTGTCTATGTGATTCTCAAATCTTATCCGTAGTATGGCATATTTTAATATGTGACTCAAACAGTTAAACTCCCTGCGAATCAGTATTTGAGCCTCGGTTATACCCACCATAGAATCAGCGGCCCCGTTGAAGAACTCCTCTACCTGTTGTGAAGATTCAGATACTATAGATATCTTCTTGTTTAGGTTCCAGATAGTGTATATAAACATCATTACCATTACAAGGACCAATACCATGAAGATACCGAAGATTACTTTTAGAGCTCCATAGTTGGAGGCTGCTTCAGCTAACTCAATGGAAGATTGAGTTAGCGACTGAACTGCATGGTCCAACTTAGGGTCTTCTTGAGCAGTTGAGAATAGAAATGAGATTAGAGGCATACTAAGTATATACAATATAGATTACTACTGAGGTTTGTTCGAATACTACTGAACTATCTTTTGGTTCGAAATACTTTACATTTACTGGAAGGTATTTGTTGACAATGTTTACCAAAGTCTCTCGTACCTTATCACTGTAATCAGAGGGATGTTCTGATTCTATTTGTTCCTTTGCAGCCTGAATCTCTTCATCAGTTGCATCTGGGTTCATTAGCTTCCACTCTTCCAGAAGTTGTTCCTGAATTTCCTTATCCCTCTTTAACATAAAGTCCCATTGACCCTTTGGTATACCAATAGTGAGAATCATTGGTACGCATTCCCAGCAATCTGTCTCGGTATCGTATGTAGCTGATGGAGTATCGAAGTGAGAGATAGTGTCATAGTTTACAGAACCATCTCCTATTGCCTGGGCAACAGCTTGTTTTGTTCCTTCATCTACTTCGGTGAGAGTAAAGGTTACTCCATAAAATCGGCCTAATATTTCATAAAACCGTCGAGTACCTCGTATCTTATATAAAGATATGGCGTATCTTAGAACTAATCGGAAATCAGCGGTAGGAAAACCCCTGTCCTCTTTTACCCAATTCTCTAGATTCTCCTCTGTATATGGTTCTCCCTTAATAAGTACGCCATAGGCATAGGGGATGAACCCAAAGTATTCCCAAAGATAATTCAGGAATATCGGATTGGCTTTATCCACATCCAGACATTCCATGAAATTATCTATATCGGGCATTACTTCAGTATCGAAATAACCTGAACATACATCTATGAACCTTTCGAATATACCCTTGCCTTCTGAATCCTGATAAGTATCATTGGCTTTATAGTAATGGTCGAATAGGTTACTGAAGATGTAATCCCTGAAGAACCTCTTAGCTGGATTAAACCACTTCATTGATTGTAAGAGTTATGTTATCCGAACTGATAGTTGGGATATTGTAATTATAAGGGATAAGGTCTACCAGCTTTCCTCCACTACCCATTGGTTGTGTAGTTAGTTGATATACGGTCCCATTTTCATAGTTTGCATTCTCAACCGGTAAGTTGATGGTTAAGCTGAATTTCGACTTGGTCAGGGATACCTCAAGAGGTTTACCATACTGGCCAGTGTACAAAGTATTTCCTGAAAGGTCCTTGTTAGCATATATCCGATAGAAAGCATTACCATCCTCGATTACTGTTTTAATGTAACAGTTCTCATAATCTGTTTCAGGAGTTGCTGTAGCAAATGACAGCATCTTGAAATAGGTTATGTTTAGAGCGGGTACCGATACTATCTCCTCTGTATTTTGTGAGTTGATATTTATAGCTATCGGATAAGGCAGTAAGTACAACTCAGTTATAGTTAGGAAGTCAACCATGGGTTGATTATCCATAAGAGCATACAGGTCAGACTGTCTTACCGGTTTGTTGATATCAGAGTTCTGATAGTTATAGGCATCCAGTAAAGCTTTCTTCACTTGATTGCTTATATCTATTGACTTGAAAGACTTCCGGCCGGTTATAGTTGCTGACAGGTATATCTTGGCAGCATGTGTAGAATATACACTTACCCTGGTAGTAAGTACCTTAGAAAATTCCATCCTCTGCTTTACATTGTTGATAAGCTCAGTGCTTGCTTCGGAACCTCCATCTGGGGTAATGTATATCTCTACATATTTACCACAAATGTAGTTACAGTAGGCTTTATCCACACCGTCGATAAGCATAGCTATTGCCTCGTAATCTTCTTTGGTAATTGCCACTCCGAGAGTTTTGATACTGAGTGGGATATGCTCTTTCAACGTATCGAAGTCCTCATAATCTGAGCCTCCGGTTGCAGCTATAGTGTTTGTCAAAGTAAGTCCAGAAGTTACATCAGTCATCACTTCTGGCACTTTATCGAATTGGTTAGCTGGAATATTACCATTAGAACCGTAAGTCAGGCAGTACTGACCCTTGATTTGAGAACCTATGGTGGGCTTCCTACCAAACTGACCATCCCCGAATACCAGATAAGGTTTCAGAGTACTGTCAAGCTCTACCTTGTATACCTTATCACCAGGACCTGAATAAGCAAAGGTATCTACCAGAGTCCAAGCCTCTCCACCTATGGTAAGTACCATAGAACCTTCTACATACTTCTTATCCGTAGGCAAATCACCCAGAGTGATGATAATATCATGAGAAGTGTATGTACCGAGTTCTACTTTGGCAACTGACTCCTTTTGAGCTACCGGAATTTTATAAGTGTAGGTCCCTTTCTCTATAGTTACATTCCTGGTAGTTATCCATTGTTTACCGTCCTTTGAATTAAAAACGGTATTCTGGGGAACAGATATATCTACCGGGAAAGGGCTACCGTCTTGCATGTATACCGTTAAATCTACAGAAGATGGTATAGCTGATTTGATATGGTAGTCTACCAGCTTTGCATGTTTATACAAAGATGAGTACCTTCTACAGGTTGGGAGGAATGCTTCCCTTGCCATACCATCAATGTAGTAATGTATCACCTCTGCAATACCTGCAAAGATTGAGAGTGTAAGGATAAATATATTACCCTCACTCATATCAGTAATCTCTGGAACCCTTTCATTCAGAGATTGAATTAGTTTGGCTTTTATGTCATTGTATGACCTCTGAAAGGGAGTAAGCCAAGGGTTGCTAGTAGACATTTGTTGTTGAGTTATTTAAGTTATATTGAAAGTTCAGCTCTTCTACCTTCTGAGAGTTCTGTATCTTGAAATATATCAAGAGTCGTATGGACTCTTTAGTGGGTTTCAGAGCAAATACCTTAAGAGCAGTTATTCGAGGTTCCCAAGCTGCTATGCCATCCTTTACAAAGTTCTTAATCATCAGATTAAGGGCACTTGTGTTAGGCTCTTCAAGGCATTCCCAAGTTCGAGAACCAAAATCTTCTTGTCGGAATCTTTGACCGATTTGATAGGTGAGTATTGCGGTTAGATTCTGCTTTATCAAAGCTACATCCCCCTGCAATATATACCACCCAATTTTAGGTACTGTCCTTCCATCAGGCAACTGTACTGTTTCTGGTTTACCATCACTCCCAATAGCCTGAGTTAGCTTTACCGGGAAATAAGCACCACTACCAATTGTGTTGAGTTGATTATAGTTTGCCATTAGTTAGGTTGTTTAATTGTTTCACTCTCGATATCCTCCACCTTGGTTTCAATTAGTTGACTTCCAAACCATGATGAAGCAGAGGCTTTTAGAGAAGCACCTCCATCCTGAGGCTTTGGAGTCCAGGATGAGAATAACTGTTTAAGGTTATTGATGTCTTTCTCTATAGTGTTTATCCTTTCTACTACTGAAGTGGATTCGGGAATACCAACTTCCCCGCTCTGCATTATAATTTGCTCCGCATCGACGTTTATGTTGCCCTCTAGAGCTTTAACAACAATATCCTGTTGGATTATTGCAGTTAATACTCCCGTTTCACTTTCATCCAGTATAATCTTATTACCTTTTGGGGTTATAAACCCAAGTACATGAGGCTTGTTAAGTTCTTCTGGCATTTCACCTATTGCCCAACCATGATAAGACCAAAGTGGGTGTCTTGGGTCTCCATTCTCGAATTCTACATATACTATAGAACCCTCTCTTGGAGATAACCACTTAAACCCTGAACCAGGTCCACCTTGCTGGTGTTTTGGATATGCCCATACCTCCACTCCCCTCAAAATACTGGGCAGATATATACATACCTTATTCTGAGAGTCCGGGTCATCATTGGTTATAACAACCCCTCGATATGTAGAGTAGAACCTACCGATTGCCTCTATACCTCTCTGCTGAATTAGTTCGTATAAGGTCATTGTTCTTTAGGACTTATGTTTCTACCTACTTGAAAGTCAGTGTTTGCCTCAAAGATTTGGTAGTCAGCTGGGTTATCGGCATCCTGTTGAACCACAATCTGACGACCAGCTCTTCTGGGATTTTCTTTCTCACCCTTCTTCCAGGATGACTCTCTGTATTTCTCCACCTCAGCTTTGATTTGACTCGGTATCTTCCAAGCATCTGTAGTGTAAGATTCCTCTGCCACATCATGGGCTTTCTGGAATACCTCCTGCATATTGACAGAAGTAGATATCTTGTTCAGTATAGAGTTTCGAGATTTCTTTTCGAAAGTAACCTCGGTAAAATACCCGCCAGTATCGAAGCTATGGTCTACCTCCTTAGCATACCAATCTCCAGAATACTTTTGACCTACATTCTTAATTTCGATAATCTGAGAAGATTTCATGTTGGGGTTACCAACAAACTTAGCCTTAGATTTAATCTGACTGTTTACTGACTCAATGATATCATTGGCCATGAAGTTACCAAGAGTTGCAAACAAAGGGTCTGATACTACTCGTACACCTGGTACTTGTATCTCAACCACCATTTCAGCAAGCACTTTATCACCGGGAGTACCGTAGTTGTTACCTGGACTGTACTTACCATTAGTTGGGTATATGATGGTTATATCACTTCTTTCCTCCAATGCTCGGAATCCCATTTTCCAGAAAGCTTTGTTACCACCATACAGGTGTTTGTATTTCTCGGGCACATAGTCATGAGGATTGAGTAATACTTTTACCTTCCTCTTGATTACAAAGTCAGATACCTCATCTGGAGGTTGGGGAAGTCCTACATCGGTTTTACCCGAACGTATGGCATCTTCAAATTCCTTTAACCCATCCAGATACTTCTTCCACTCTAACTCAAGCTGAGAGTTGTATGCTTTTACCTCCTCTTTAGTTAAAGATGGATTTGAAGCTATCTTCTGCTGAGCATCAGTAGGGGATTCATATACCGGGGGTTTTGGAGTAGTACTCCTTATCTCCCTACATACCGATGTACTGGGTACTACAGCTCTTTCAACTTTTGCCATACGAGTTACATCCCTTTGGAACCTTAGAAGGTCAGGTTTGTTCTCTCTTACATAAGCATCTGGCTTACAAGGGTCATCATTCGTAGGTACACATTGTACTACGTCTGTTTCAATAGTTTTAGTATCAGGGTCAACACTTGAGGCTTTACCAGCTTCTATACTTTGAACGTATTTAGTTTGAACCCTGAACTCAAGCAATTCTCCGGTTCCACCTGCATAGGTATATGCAAATACAGCTTTACCGGATTGCTTCCCATTATGTATCTCTACTTGGTTATCACGAGTGTCAACAAAGTTAGGACCACCAGACATGGCTTTAGCTATGCCCACTAACTGAGAGTATTTGTTTAAGAAGGTTGCCGAACCCACAATTGCAGTACCCTCTGCGAATGTAGCCGGTATCGTTCTCAACTTATATCTATCTGGGTCCTGTGCTGGTTTAGATAAGTTCTCCGGGGATAGCTTAAGTATGTTTACCCCTACCAAACCATCATCCAATTCCTCGGAGCTTTGTATTTTCATATAACAAGGTAAGCAAGGCTTACTTTTCTCGTTGCTCTGTTTTGCCATCACAAGGTTGATTATCGGTTATCACCAAAGCCGTACCAGCTTTCTCTGCATAGTCAGTCACTATTAACGGCATCTTACCGAGTGCTAACTCCTTAAAGACATCCAGATATTCAGTTTTATTGCCCACAAACTTAGAAGGCTCAGCTTCCAAGAACATTTTTGCATCTGCAAACTCTATGGTAAACTTTACCCCCTCAGGAGTGAATTCTATTTGATGACTCTTTACATTCACTAATCTTACAGGACCAAATTTGAAAGAGCTATCGCTGAATATCCATCCCCACTGTATCTTCAAAGGCATCTTGAATTGTAGAGAGGGATGGTCTACAATTCCTACAAAGTTAGTTACTATAGTAAACTTACCTTTGTCACCTTTACCTTCAGTATATTTGTAGTTAAAGTTCTCGACTTCCATACCGATGGGCAGACCATTGAATTCATCCATAATAGGAGAACCTGCCCCATCGAATATAGCCAGGTATGGTGTACCATTACCGTTTACGAGAATGGGTTTGCTATCCTCCATAATTAGGAATGATTAACTCCATATCAGCATGAAGGTCTTCAAAAGGATTTAGTATATCATTGGCATCTGCAATGACTCCCCACATCCCAGAATCTCCATAATACTTGAAAGCAATGTTCTGTATGGTTTCTCCTTCCAGTACCGAATGGATTATATGGTCAGAAGATATGGATGAGATATGTCTTTCCAGGGATATATCCCCATCAGGAAACTTTATTACATAACTGTCCTCATAGGGACTTGTTCCAGGAATAGTTACCATAATAATTTAATTTTGTGTGCCTATTCTCTCGGTATAGGAATTTTCTAGAGAATCTACCTCCCCACCATCTATAATTACTCCAGGAGTATATTGCAACTTACTAGCAGGGATGATTTCCTCCCAGGTTCGGTTGTTCTTAGTTACCCTTTTGAAAGTGAGGGTTTGAGTTGCACAGTTAGGCAATAGCTTAAGATTATAAGGTCGGCTAACCGTATTAGTTATCCTCTGGCCGGTATCTGGGTCATTATCGTACCTCCTCATCATACGAGAAGCATTCTGGAAGTGAGTCAGCTCATAAGGAGCTGCAGCCAGTATGAAGAGGTCATCTTCGAATAACCCCGAATTACCCCACTGGATACGTAATGTAGGAGGTGATGCTGAATACCCATCGGCTCTTGCCCATGATTCCAAGAGTCGGCATTTATTAACCACATCATCTCTGTGGTCCGCATCTACTGAATACCAAGAGATATCAAAAGTTATAGTGTCTTCTCCCCCCGTGTAGAAGTAGAAAGGATTGTTACGACCAAGGGATTTAACTGCTGCCCAAGTTGCAGCAGGCTCTACCCTCAATCTGTCAGGACGATTTTGAATTACTAAACTGATTGCAGGTGATACATTCAAATTAGCAATTACAATATCGTTCTTAATGAGTTCCGAAGTAAACTTGTTGGCTATGGTATAATCTACAGACTTAGCCTTAAGTACTTTATCGGGGTTAATACCTGCTGTCTTTGCAGCAATTATGTTTTGATACCATTCGCTTTGAGTTTGAGCTAATGAATAAGAACCTTCCATGGCTACATGTGCATTTTGAGCATCATATACTTTTCCAAGTTTATTTGATTCTGCCTTAGCCATTGGAGAATTAGCCCTGTTAATGAGTATCAGGGCTCTCCATACCTTATTAAGGGGAGATTGGAATATTCTCCCCTGCTCAAGTTCTGTTATTTCTTGAGCTACCTTTCCAACAGGCTTTCCTATGAGTGATGCCATAATTGTTTAGTTTACTCCAGCTGCTACATTTATTTCTGCATCCCTATCTCCGAGATACTCCTCAAGGAACTTCTTACCATCCATATTGATAGTTAAGTGAGTACCCTTATTATATCGTTGATCGAGTCTTTCAGCATATAATCCGAGAGTCTGCACTAACCATCTCATCTCTTGTATAGTTAGCATTTGAAGATTATCCTTTTGTTTATATCCTTCTCGGCTAGCTTTGATGGCTGATGCTAAGTCATTTGTAGCCCTGGTATTTTCATCCTGAGCAGACTTATTACCTTTGATAGCACTGTATATCATTGGTCCGAATATGGATATACCTGTGATAGCTAATCCAAGTGGACCACCAAATAAGCGTACTATTCTTGAACCGAATCCGAGTAATCCTCTGCCTACAGAAGCAAGAGCACCTCTGGATGCAGCACCAGCTGCATCTCCAGCACCTCCCATAAGACTACGGGTCATCTTACTTGCATCAGTAGTAGTTACCATAGCTGCCGGTACAGGAGTCCATCCAGAAGCTCCTCTACCAGTATTTGCATAATACCTACCATTAGCTCCCATTTTTGCTGGAGTGTTGCCATTGTAGTAGTAAGCAGGCATACCTCCAATAGCAGCTACGGTTGCAGCACTTGCCCCAATACCAGCCTCCCTTTGAGCCATGATAGCTCTCTCCATGTTGAGATAACCCTGAGCAGATATGGTGGCTTGATTCCATCCCCCTATCATGAGTCTTACCATGGTTCGGAATGAAACCTGAGAGTCTCCGTTGAGTAATAACCAACGAGCTCTTAGTCCCATCCAGATAGAACCTATCTTTAACCCGACAGCCGCAATAGCAGCAAATCCGGCTATCCAAGGTCCGAAAGGAGTTGCCATCAAATCTCGGAGTTGAGATATTGCCCAACCAACCATATCGAGGAATCCCATTATTATAGAATTCTTACCAAGTGCATTACTAAAGGTAGTCATAAGGTTCTCTGCAGCAGACTGAACAAATTCAATCTTACCTGCAAGAGTTTCCATTCGTTTTCTCACTACCTCTTCAGCAAACCCGGCAGAATTGTTTTGTATCTTGTTTAGCAGGTCAAAGTAACCCTCGGTATCCCGCATGATTGCAACTGCTGCACGCATACCACGTACACCGAAGATACTCTTGAATATAGCATTCTGGTCTACAGTAGATAAACCCTGAGTAGCTGTACCAATCTTTTCCAATATGACAGCAAAGTCCTGAAGGTCTCCGTTAGCATCTACAAAGTCCTGTTTACCCAGTCCCAGTTTTGCCAGGGCTTTAGCTCCTTTGAAGTTATGGTTGGTTATAGACTGGGTCAGGTAGTCAGCCATATTTCGTATAGAAGTACCTGCCATGGAACCTTGTATACCTGCATTACCTAAGGTACCAATCATTGCAGCTACTTGTGGTAACTGTTGTTTCAGAGTTACCATCGATGCAGCCGAGTATTTGATTGACTCAGCTAAGTCAAGCATTGATACGTTGGATGACATGGCAGCTTTAGTAAGCTGGTCACCAACTATATCAGCAGCCTGTTGACCCTCAAGTTTGAAGGTCCTCATGATATTGGTTAATAAGTCGGCAGTACCTCCTTTACCTCCCAATTCCATGCCGGTAGCATTGGCCATCATAGCAGCACCAGATATCATTTCCTGAATCTGATTTGCATCATTACCGGCCATTGCCAAGTATTTCATACCTGAAGCTATATCCCTTGACATGAACATGGTCCTTAAACCCAATGTCTGAGCTGTTTCTGATAACCCAGACATTTGGTTTTCGGTGGCTCCCGAGATAGCACCTACGGTAGTCATCATGTCAATGAAGTCTACTCCAGTCTCAATGGTAGTAGTTAACGTTGACACAATTGAGTTAGCTACACCACTTGCCATGTTAGCGTACGACTGAACTGCAGTTAAGTTAGCCTGTACAGCATTTTTGGCATCCCTATGTAAACCTCGTATAACCGAGCTGGCTTCTCTTGCCTGATTTGAAAACCTATCCTGAAGGACAAGAGCTATGCCTATCTCGAGTTGTCCTGCAGAAGGACTACCACTTGTAAAAGCCATATAGTTTCAGATTTAACGAACAAAAGAGAGATGGCCCTAAGAATGGACCATCTCCTTTTCAAGTTGTTCATAATAATTGGAGGCGGCTTCTATAAATTTCTTCCTGCGCCGCCAGGGGAGTTTTGCTAGAGTATTAAAGTCAATACTAATCTTTGCCTTTATTATGTATAAATATACATCCTCTAGCTCTCCCTGGGGTAGAAAAAATTATCCACAGCCATTACCGGTACCATGATTCTCTGTTTCGTTTCCGGGTCCTCGATTTGAGTAGTACCGTTGAATACGGGGTCCATGCCTTTGACTGCAGAACGGATATCCATCATATCCTGAGAAGAAAAGAGTCGGAAGTTCTTTACCGGCTCGTAGTTTTCTCCCACCTTCAGTTGGAGGTTACGTGCAACCAGTTCCTGATTCTTCGTTCTCTCCTTTGCTGGAAGATTCATTACATAGGATTCACCCTCTGCACTGAGTAGGTCGAAGCAAAGCTCTTTACCGCTTTTGGTAGTTATCTGAATACCCTTGCTTTGCTTTGGTACCGGATAGAAAGGAATTGCATTGGGCTTTGCTTCCATCTCTTCCATAGTTGGGATTGTACCGTAGTCGAAGAGGAACTCTTCCTGAAGGTCTACTTCGTAATCTAGGGTTCGTACCTGACCCTCTGCTGGGCCTTCCCAATCATAACTGAAATCAAGAATCTTGCCCAATGAGAAGATTCGTGAGTTCAACATGATTGCATACCGGTCAAGTGAGGGCATCTTCTGTACATCCTCTGCACTCAGCAATCTATTTGCTGTAATGTCTGTGTCAGTTACGATACCAGAAATGAACTTAGATATGTTCATAAATGTTCTGGCATCTACAGGGTTTGAGAGGATGTCATCATCCTCTCCATTCTGTTCCCTTATGGTTACTTCGTAACCGCTGGGGAGTTTGAAGGTAAATTTCTTACCGTAAAGGGTTTGGTCTTCCATGTTGTTGAGTTGTTAAGTGTATTCCGATTAATATAATCTTTGATAACGAAAAAAGGGAGAGTTCATTGCAGAGCTCTCCCTTGGTGATTAACTTATTACAGCTTCTCGCAAGTATCTACAGAGAACTCAAGTTCCTCCAGAGTGTTGTCCGAACTCATTCGGTCTAAGTCCTGTCCATTTACTTTGCAAGGCCATACTCCGGTACAAGTCCAAGAGTTAAGGATAGATACGCCATCCTCGGCCAGCTCGTTGATGAGTACTGTTTCCTTATACTTACTTGGGGTTAAACCTCCACCGAGCAGCATATCCTGAACCGACATCAGCCAGTCCCATAACCAGGTATCAGAGCCCGAAGTTGTTTCCAACTTTGAAGCAGTTAGGTTTCCCACAGATACCCGGCCGCCTGTTTTTACATCGTAGTTTACATCCCCGTGTGATACCTGTTCAATACTGATTTCGGGAATACCCACCTTCTGAAATAGGAATGCGTTTATTGGATGCTTGACAAATATGATTTGCCATAAAAACTTCTTCCTCGGGTTTTTTACTTTAGCTCCTGCCATAGTATTATCTTATTTATTGGTTAGTTTTACTGGGCAGAGATGGATATTTCACCGGTGCTCTTATTCATAGCAATGTCGATGATGACATCCATTTCGATGTCCTGCATTGGAACAACTTCTTTGTACTTCAGCTGAGCCTTGTACTTACCCTGGCGGACATCGGCCTCGTTGTTAACATGAAGGTCTTCGTAGCTCTGAGCATCCTGGTCACCCAGCCACTCGTATGAGGTAATGGCATTGCGGGTTTGCAGGTCGTCCAGAATATCCTTTGCTTCGTGGTATATTCTTTTCCACGACTCGAAGGTATTTGGCTCTTCGATGTAGCTCTCCAGAATAGGCCGGAGATTCTTCTTCAGATACAAGTTGAGACGTACAATGGAAATGAATTTCTCGGAATCATCCACCGGATTAGAGGTGAAACCATGCCAAAGCATAGTTCGCTGACCCTGAGTACGAGTGTTCTTGATTACGAACAGGTTCATGTACCACTGAGCGAACTCGTTAAGAGTATCTATATCAGCAGGACCTCCGAGGTTCTTCATTACCGGACCGAGTGCCGAGGTTATTACACCACGGTTCATACCGGAGAATGAGTACCACGGTCCGTAGGTAGAAGCACATGTTGCATCCAGTCCGGCTACCGAACCAAGTACATCGCATTTCTGGAGAGAACCGTTTTCGTTGTAGTACTTGATACCACCGCCGAAGTATGCTACTTCCTTCTTTGCCCCGATAGCCTGCACCAGAACTTTCAGAGCAGAGAGAGTCTCTGCTACCGTGGCTGGTGTACGAGTGCCCGGAGCATATTTCGGTACCTCCACATACAGCATGTTCTCGAACGTATTGTGAACATCCGTTCCTACCGATATATACACTTTTGTGTAGTCATCGGGCAGATGCTGATGGATATGGGAAAGGATTACCGAGTATGCTTCGTAGTAAGCTTTGCTGGCCTGATAAGCCGAAAGCCACTCATTAGCCGTAGGAGTTGTACCTGCACTACCCTCCGAGCATTCCATGTATACATTTGAATCACTGAGTTCATCGGCACCTACAGTTCCGGAAGTAATCTTACCTATAGTAATCATCGAGTTCCAATTAGAGAACTGACGAAGAATAGATATGATATCTTCCATTGTTTGGATACCGGTAGCCAGGCTCTTCATAGTACCCTGTCCATCTCCTTCTTTACCCTTAATGGCTTCGAAGGTAATATTAGGAGCATTGTCCAGGAAGTTCTGGAGAGTATTCACGTTGATAGAGGGGTTAGTTACTCCCTCGGTGGTGTTTGCAGATACAGCCGAGAAGAACAGCATTTCATTAAGTATGCTGTCATAAGTGGGTACATTGGAGGTTTCATCCCTTGCACCGTACTGAATAATGCTTGCACGGAGAGTTGGTTCCGTGGACATATTCAGTTTCAGATAGAAAGGACGGTTGAGATTTAATCCCGTATAATCCAATACCGGGGAACCTGCTTCCTTAGTACGGATAGCCATGTGCATAGTCAGGCTGTTCTCAGCACCACTCGGGTCGGAGATTACTATAGAGATTACGGAAGACCCGTCAGGAACAGTTACCGAAGGTACTGCCCGTCCCTCTGACCTAGTTACAGTCATGGGTTTTGCCCATCCGTAAGTAGCCCCCTTACCAGCTACTCGGGATACCCGGACTTTTGCACCCATTTCAAGGGCTTTAAGTATGTTCGATACCGAACCATCCGGAACTATTTCCGAACCGAAGATGCGAGCGAACTGTGAGGGGCTTGAAATCAGGTCCTGAGGGTCTTCGAACGGGCCCTTGGTAGTACGAGCTACCATGTTGATTACGCCCAACAGAGGCACACTCGATTGTACATTTAGGTTCTTGAAGTTGAACCTAACTCTTGGAGTCTGTGGCATATTGTTATTGATTAAGGTTAATTGAATTCTTTATTCTTGGGGTCTCCTCTGAATATACCAGAGTTTTTTCTCCACTTGGAGTATCTACCTGAACCTTGTTACCCTATTTAGATTCCTCACTGGTATTCAGAGTCAGATGTATTTTAGTAGAACCTACCTCGGTAGCATATTTATTACTACCGTCTTCGCTAGGATAACGGTTTAAGGCAATAAGTAGATAAGTATCACCATTCTCATCAGTACCTAACAGTTTGAACCTCTTTTTTCAATACTACATTGCCATCGGTATTATAAGAAGATATATTTGAATCTATATAATCCAAAATACCCAGGAGTATATGGAGGTTTTTACCATGACGATTCCTCATGTCGTTTTTCCTAACAACTTCCGTTATTAGGTTTTTAACTCTTCTTTAGCCATACGTTTGATTAGTTAGCATATTCAAAAAAGCCACCCCCACTAACCTTAAAGTATGAACCTTTATTGATAGGTGGTAGAGGGGGGGTCGGGTTCTTTGGGAACCTTCAGAGTGTAATCGGCATTTTCTAGAAGCACAGAAATATCTTTTATTGGAGTAATTACCTCTGGGGGAGTATTTCCCTCTAAGAGGCAATCCTGTACTTCAAATTGGTATACCTTTTCCATTAACCCGTTATCCAAATCCGGCATGTTATAAAAATTAACTATCCGGAGGAATATATTCCCCGTGAATAAAAACTTGGGCTCATCGTATGGTTTTAGGTAGCCTCTTTGAGGAACTGCCCAGAACATAATCTGATGCAACAATCTCATGTGTTCTGCAGAGTGTGCACACAGCCGTATGTTCATGTATTGTGATAGGGTTTCAAAGGCTACTTCTGTTGCAGTGTAGCCTATGCCCTCTTCTTTCTTGATTACCTGTTTCGGTAGTCCGATATCTCCAGGATAAAATCCTTCTGAATCAACTACGATACGAGGGGTTTCTTTAATACCTCGGGAGTGGTTATTACCCACTCCAAATATACCGACGTAGAAACCCTTATCATCGGTAATCTTTTTGAGGTCTTCCTGGAAGCGTTTTGCATTCGCTTCACTTGTTGGGAGATAGTCTTCTGGGTTTATAGTGTAGCCCAACTTTATAGCCATGTTTAATAAGGCCACGTATATGGACCTCTCTATAATTTCCTGAGAATTTACCATTTTACTTGATTGGGTCTTACACCATACTTTTGAAGTTCTTTACGTATCTCCGTTAGGATAAGTTGCTTGAGCTTATTCTTACCACCAGCGACTTTGAGAGATGGTGCCCACACGGGCCGGGGGGGAATCCTATCATCATTGGAACCGAATTCCAACATTATGGCTAGTTGGTTCATGGTTAGCTTCTTCTGAGAAGAGCGTCTGATTCCAATGGGCAACCCAATTAGAACCCTCGATTTATATCTAAACAACCCAACTGACCTGGAATACAGGCCAGTCAGGTTATAGATTGGGTGTTGTCCATACCTTTCGATGGTTGAAGGAGCCAATGGTTGCCATGTTACTCCTCCACCTACTGGTGGTATTCCCAAAGTTAGTGACTTCTTTACGATTGCAAGGAGGTTGCGTGAGAATTTACTCACGGCTTTATCATATCCCCTCTGCATACTTGGCCCAAGGTTACTGACTAAGGATTCTACCTTTTGCCATTCACCATTGAGCTTTACCTGAAGAACAAGGTCAGATACTTTGGGAAGTGTGATATTAACATTCCTTGCCATTTGTTAAAAATGTTTACCGTAAAAAGCTTTCAGTTCTGTATATGCAGTTCTGATTACACCATCCTTGTGATAATGGAACTCACCAGCATATCCTTCTACTCCCCCGAGTTTGTTTGCCCATTTTTCTGTCCAAAAGTCGTAGTAGTTATTAGCACTGTTGTGGAACAAGCAGTGCAAGCCACTACATAGGCCAACCGTTGGTAGATATAATGGGCCCAAAATTCGGGATTGTATACAATGGCCAAACTCGTGGTCATATACCGGCTCCTTTAATCCGGACTTCTCTGAAAGGAAGATGTAGTTTCCTAAACTTACACCGCCATTCATTGTGGGAGCCACATAGAAAGCAGTGTTTCTTTGTTTAAGGGTTCTTTTCTCACCTTTTAGAACTATCCGGTATATAAGTCCGGCAAAGTTTTGTGGTAATTGCCAAATATACAAAAAGATATGTACCAGAGTATGCAAGAACTTGCCCAACTTAGTTTTATGGGAATGTTCTTTTAGGATACTAGACATTGCCTATTTCTCCTTTGCGTCAGCCTTTGCTTTTATCTTGAGATAATGTGCAAAGTACCCAGCAATGAAATATGCTATCGGGTATATAATGAGCAGGAATGCTACCAGCCCATTATCCAGCCATCGCCAGATACAGGAGAAAATTATTACCGATACAATAAGCAGGCCGATATATAACCAGCCAAGTTTTGAGATTTTCATGTGGTATGTAGTTTATTTATAAAAATCACAGTTTATAAAAATGTGATTAGTAGTTGGAGTTAGGTCGACAATTTTACTAGTTTGACTTGTAGACATTACTTTCTGACAATACAGAGTATACACCCTGTAACCTGAAAGGGGACTCATATTGGAGGGGTTATTAGAAAGGTGTAATACTGTATTTGTAATTGATAAGGATCTAAAGTTTGGAATTATATTATAGAGGCATATAAAACATGCCGTAGGCCTTTTTCTATTAAACGAACTACCATCGACAGTTACCGTTGGATTAGCACTACTACCCGTATACCAAACGCTTGAGCTACCCTTGATAGTTAAATACCCTGAAGAAAGATCGGTATATGTCATAGGGTCCAGGTAATTATTATCTATGTATATAGAAGACCCATTAGATAGAATGTAGCTTATAATTTGGTCATCGGTAGCCTGTGCACCTAATTCAGAGAAGTTATCTTTAAAAATGGTAACCAACTCACGTGTCTCTATTTTGAAGTAGAAAGCCGTGAATAAGTCCATTTGAGTATACCCATCCCACCACATCATACCTATTCCAGAAGCATTACCAAAGGTCTTAATGGTGTTGTTACCAGTCATCCACTGTAACTTCCTCAGAGCATCTATCAGAGTATCCCCGTTACTAATGTAAGGGTCTTGGACATCATCATACTTAGTAATATCCGACCAACCCGATATTTTTAAGTCAGCTATACTTACGCTGCCACCAAATTTAATGGCCTTACCGGCTTTTATAGCAGCTATCCACTGATCATCAGTTTGCTCTGAAGGATTGCTTATTGTCCAACGGTCCCTGATGTACACTTGTTCACCGGCGGTATCAAACAGAATACCATAACAAGTAGTACCCAACCAGGATACAAATCCGGGAGTAGACCCATTATTACCGAGTATCTTTACTTTTGCAGAACCCACCAACTGATACAGAGCTTGGAATGCCTGAAGTATGGTGGAGCTTGAATTTATACTCGGAGCTCCTTTACCGAGAGGGGTGAACCCTGTTAAGGCTGCAGACATAGCCTTGAAAAGATTAGCTATCTTCCGCAGAGTAGTTTTCTGTGTGGCTGATATCTGAATTTGTTCAGTACCGGCTGGAGTTACCTCAGTAAACTGAGAACTACCAATCTCATGAAATTCTGCCATATCTTATTCTTCTTTTAATTGTATTTTCTCGTCTTCTGAAGTTTTCATGTAACCCTCAAGCTGTGTCCTTAGGTACTGAGCTTTGTCTATTTTGTAACCTGCCTTCTTGTCATCGTAGATAGATACTACACCTTTGAACATAGTAACTATCAAGCTATCAGTTCTTTGAACTACTGTTAGGTAAGCTTCTGCTTGTTGTGCAGTACCTACATTTGCTATTGTAGTCTTGAATACCAAAGTTTTCCTTCTTTCTACGCCGGTTAGGTTTGTATCAGAAGTTATAAGGGATTCAGAGCTTCCTTCTATCCCAGTGTAGTCAATGTAAAAGCTATCACCTGAACCATCATCCCAGGGTATAGTAATTTTTGCCATACATTAAAGATTAAATTTAGGGGCATAGCAGAGATATCCCACCCTGCTATACCAAGACTCCTTAGCACTATGATATTGGAGTAACCGTAAAGGTAGTGTTGGTGTCCACAGTGACCTGAACTGCCGAACCATCCTGAGGCACATCGATGTTGGTAGGTGCAACTTCGATGAATGGGTCACCAGCTGTCTGTTTCAGAGTGACCGCTGCCTTCTGACCACCGTTTGCCTTTGCAATAATCTGCTGTGTACGGGCTTCGATGGTTTCATTCTCTGCTGCAGTCAGAGTTAAACTGAAACTGTACTTTGCTTTTGCACCCGGGTCACCCGAGATATTAGTACCGCTTGTAGCTTCGGCTCCGTTTGCAGTGAACTTGATTGCCGATATTTCGGCACCGATGATAGCTCCAATACCTTTCGAGAAGGTAATCTTCTGGGAGTTGGACTTACCAGTTAAGGTAATAGTACCACCACCCTTGTCTACCGCAGGACTATTGTTATCGAACTCGATAAACTCAGCTGCGGGGAGATGGCTTGCTACGAACTGTTTCTTCACAGAAACACCAGCACCTTCTACTTCGAAGGCAGCAAGTTGAATTACACGGTTACCACGGTTAGCGGTTTCGGCTTTTACTTGGAGAGTAGTATCACCAGAACCTGTCGACGGTTTGACAACTACACCGTTCTGTTTTACTTCGGCCATTTTTTTTTTATTTGGGTTTCACTTTGAAAGTCGTATTGGTCTTTACTGTGGTTTCATCCTCGTAATGATTTATTTCACTCAGTTCAAGAATGTATTTGGTCAGCTCTACGTACTTATCGATGTTCTCCATATAGGAGAGTATCCTTTTCGTTTCCTCCGGAGTTTCTCTCTTCAGTACAACAAAGAAGAGCAAAGCCTCATCATGTGCCTGAGCAACCTGAGTATCACCGGTTGGAGAATATACTTTACCATTGATTACAAACTTATCCTGAGCCCAGTCAAAGTTCCAATATCCCTCTTTGGTTATATGTCCATTCTCTTCCAGTGACCTTTTGGTTACGTATAACACGATATTGATACCGTCCAGTTCACCCGAGACGGTCTCTTTTAATGAAGGCCATGTTCTTATATAGTTATACTGGATTAAGCCATCCAGAAAATACGGTTCGTAGTTATTACCAACATCTTCACCGTAAGACAGAATCTGGTCAAATCTCTTTAACCAGATTAGAGGTTGTTTTCCTGCATCCACTTCAACAAAGTCATTTACAATGGCCTTGTATCTGTCCCATACTCCTTTTGTAATTCTTTTCCTCCGTGCCATACCCTACTTATTTACGGGGAAGCCTGGGTCTGGGCCATCGAGTGGTCCTGGCCTCCGGTGGTTAACTACTTTGGGAACTACTACCTTCTTCACCGTACGGCAAATAGGTAGATAGATGGAAAGTCTTTCAGCAAGCATACATAGGTTTTGTTTGAGTATATCAATAACTCCGCCTGGTTGCATTGCTTTAATAACATTGGATGAGGTTTTAGATTCAGAGTCAGTATCGTTGAAGAATTCTACCTCAGTTGGACCTGTTTGTATTCGTTTAACCTCACCTGAACCTTGGCTTGACTCTGTGGATTCGGATTCAGAACTTGAGGATGAGTTACTCTCCTTAACGGATTCTGCAGTAGCACCAACCATCAATGAAATCTGTACAACCATGAAATCATAGGCTGCCAATTCCATAATTAGCTGGTTTTCTAGAGCTTCATAATACAACTCATTATTAAATTCCTCTATGGGTACTTCGTGATTTACTAGCGGCTGAATATACAGCTGCCATTTTTCAATAAACTGTTGCTTCTCTTGAAGAGAAAGTTTACCGAAGATATCCTCAGGGATATAAGTATCAATCAGCTCATAGATACTGCCAGGCAACTGGGTATTTACCTTATCACTAACTCCAATGACTCTTGACTTGGAAAGGTTAGCTCCGCCTACGTTGTTGGTTATTGTTACCTTGACAACATAGTCACCAGGAGTTTCATAAAGATGGGAAGCAGTTACCACACCTACATGTGATTCTGTCTTCCCATCACCAAATGTCCACGTTACTGTAAAGTCATTGGGTAGTTCATCAGCGAATGCCCTGAACCTTGCATTGAGTCCAACTAGGGTAGATAAGAAATCTACCGTCTCCATAGCTTACTCGTCGTCTTCGTCCTTCAGCTCATCGAGGATAGCATTCACCAGGTCGAGTTTGGTATCACCCTCTTCGGGCTCAATCTCCAGGGAGATGGCCAGGGCCTTCAGCTCTTCCGTGTTGAACTGCTCCTTGATTTTCTCTGGAGCCTCTTCTGCCTCGGCGAGGTCTTCGAACTTCTTCTTAACGGCTTCCAGGTCTACCTCCTTCTTAGGAGCAGGGGGATTAACCTTTGCACCGCCGGCCTTGAACTCGTCTGCCTTAGCTTCCTGAAGGTAACCGTTTGCAATAGCTGCTTTGATTACTCGAGTGTTGAACTGTTTTTCGGTTATCTCCACAACTTCGTTACGGAGAACCTTAATCTTGGAAGCCTGGTCGTAGAAGATACTGGCCTTCGGATTAAGTTTTATGTACTTGGGACTTGCCATAGTTAAATTGATTAAAGGGAGCGGTATAATACCGCTCCCAGGTTTGAGTTGTGAAGGTTACTCGATGATACCGGTCAGGTAGTTGTCTACGTTCATGTAGTCAGGGAATCCCTGAGTTGAGAAGTCATTCGTGGCATCGATGAGGATAGAAGCATCCTGGTACATCTTCGAGAAACCGGTCGTCAGCGAAGCATAGATAGCCTCGGTCTGGTTAGATACGATTCGCTCCGACTCCAGCATGAGCTGTTTTGCAGTCAGCTTAATCATGGCAGCTGCCGGGTCTACGAGCATAACCTCGTTTGCCGGAGTTCCGCCATGAATGTAGAAGTCTGCCGAGTTGGGAACCGGGGTCTTCAGGTTCAGGCGGGCATCGGTAGTACCCGACGAACGCAGCTTGAACTCCGGAAGGTCGAGAAGGTCGAGTGCCTGCTCTTCACCGCCGATAATGGTACGGAACTGACGGCCCATACGGGATGCCCGAATCCATACCCGGAGGAGGTCACGATACTGGATTCCCTTTGTAGTATCGCCTACGCCGATAACCGGGGCCGACTCGGAACCGTCCAGTTTGTTACCCTTGATGAGGACATCCATTGCCAGTGCATCCATGGCATAACCCAGCTGAACGCCGAAGTCACGGAGGAAGATAGCCATGACGTCCATCGATACGTAGCTACGTACCTCGTCGGTAACCTTGAAACCCTTGCCGATTTTGAAGAGGTTGACCGACTTCTGGCCGAAGGATACGGTACCCAGAGGAATGGTCTCAGCCTCGTTCACCCGGGCAGGGTTGGCGTCGGACATGTTGACGAGCGGCATGATAGCGGTCAGCCCGTTGATAGGCTGGTCGGAAGCTATGATGTTGGGATAGAACGGAGCCTCTCGCATACCCAGGTAGATTGCCTCACGGACGATCTCCGGCACGAGCCAGCGCAGTTCGGGATTCGGCATCGAGTAGATGTTCTCCATCGTGTCGACTTTGGGATTGAATCCCACGGCCTTGAAGTAGTCCTCCTGAGTTATGCCGTATTTCTCCTGGAGCATATCTCCCAAATGAATGTCCACCGGGAGACTCTTGTTGCTTCCCTGTCGGAAGCCATCCATGTTCTTTACTATTTCGGGAAGCTCCTTTAAGTACTGCTCCCGAGTTAAAGTTTTTTCTGCCATATTGAATTTATGTTTTCAGTTATTTTACCCTGTCTCTTATACACATCTCCGAGCCCACGAGACTAGGCATGATCTCG